TATCTATAGCTACAGCATAGGGTGCGTTGGTATATTCTGCCACAGCATCCTCAAATTGTTTTACTATCAAAAAGGGATTTGTCATATCTTTGATATTATTTTTGCGGGATTACCCACAGCATAAACATTAGCGGGCAGAGACTTAAAAACGACTGCCCCCGATGCCACAATGGTATTCTCTCCTATTTCAACACCTGGCATAACAAGCACATTGGCAAATAAGATAACGTTATTGTGTATCACTACACTCTTTTGGTATTCATGTTTGCGTCTTGAAAATGACCTGGCATGAGAAAATATCTGGACACCTGTAGCCAAAGAAACGTTATCACCTATTTCCACAAAACCAGAGTAGTCTATAAAGACATTACTCCCAAGAACCACACCGTCACCTATTGATATTGTTCCTTCTAAGTTGTGGGATCGGTGTAGTGCCACATTGTGGTTAATAATGGGATTTGTTCCTATGTTAAAAAACTTTCGGTAAGCCCATGTTCTCGTCCTCCATAAATATGGAAAGCTGAACCACTTTGAACCAAATAAAGTCCAAATAAACCTTGCTGTTAATTGTTGTTTTCTATATTTTTGCATCATCCCAAAAATTTACATTTAACCATTCTTTTGTTGTCGTAAAATAATCATCCGTTAAATCTCTCGTAATGGTTCCTATCTTCTTTGCCTCAATATTTATTTTATTAACAATATCATCAATACCAAGCATAAAGGGGAACTTACCATCACCTATGGTATATCGTCCCATTTTCGCCAACTCTGTTGCTGTTGTGATGCCCATGTTTATACACGGTTTAATATTTACAAAACACCGATCATAATAATTTTCCTTAAAATATTCTATGGGATGTTTTGCATATCCGAGAATTATGTTATAATCTATTTGGTCTTTTATCTCCATATAAAGGGGATAGCCGTACCTCTCCTGGTCTGCTGTCGATAACATATACCAATAGACATGTTCCCCTAGTGGATTTGGTTTGAACATACTAAAATCCTTAATTTCGAGCCTTAATTTTTTCTCTCTATACCCCCCCACATCTTTTTCTATGTCTGTGCCCGCCACTATAACATCTTTTCTCAGATTGAAAAACACATCCATAAGACGACCTGTGTTCCAAACTACCGCAAACCCCTTATGATCATTTATTTTGTCAACATCATCCATGTCATACACCCCGGCGAAAAAACAGGGAGCATTTTTGTCGCAATAGGTCTGTAACTCCCACCTTGACAAGAAACCACGCTCAAAGTGTTTTACGTGAGGTGAAAAATATGCTTGTTCAATCAACATGAAATTCTATTTTTTCTGTTAGCATTTCAACAGTCTGTTCTGCTTCTGCGGCTGTTCTGCCCGTCACCACAACGTGTCCTATGCGGTCTGATCCAACAATAAATTTATTAACCTTATCGCCAATGTTTACATCAATTTTTAACTCTACCAGGTCTTTATGATATCTTACCCACCGTGGGATTATAATATCTCTTATCACACCTGTCTTTTTCGACTGTAGTAAAAGGGCTGCATTAGGACGTCCCTTGCCTATTTTTATGTTTGTAAATTCACCCAGGGAAAGTTCTATGACATACCGATAAACATCGAAATTATAATATATAGAGATGTTTTCAGGCAGACATGTCGCCCCCATTCGTGCACCAATTTCCAATATATAGGGTTTCCCCTTAACCATAATAAGGTCTACGTTGGCCACACAGTCCCTTATCCCCAATGCCCTAACCGCCTTTGAAACCAATATGTCTGCTTCTTGTTGCTGTGTTTTGCTTAAATCAGCAGGCATGGAATGTCCTATCGGGGTACTTTGTGGGGGTGGTGATACGGTATCATTATGATAAAAACAAAAAACAAGTTGTCCTTCTCTTACAAACGCTTGCGATCCGAATTCAATACCCTCTAAATATTGTTCAATAATAATTTCATTTCTTTTTGTTACCCCCCTGGCATTATCCCACGCAACAGACAATTCCTCTTTTCTATTTACCTTAATAACCCCGCGGCTACCTGAGCTATCTACAGCCTTTACCATCACGGGATAACCTATATTGTCAGCAAACTGGTTGGCGTCAACAAGTTGGTCAAAAACCCCAAAGTCTGCCGTGGACACACCATGTTCTTTAAATAATCTTTTCATATTGCTTTTTATCGAACTGTTTACTGCCACATCATAACCCGACCCCCTCAATCCAAGGCTATCTATAACACTACCCATTGCCGGCACACAAACATCTGTCCCTGTGGTTATGATACCATCAATATTAAATTCCCTTGCCACACTAATAATTCTGTCGGCGTTTCTTGTGTCACTGTCTATGAAAACATCTCCTGCATGTATGCCGGGGTATCCCGCAGGACTTACCACTATCACAAACAAACCCATATCTTTGGCTTTCTTTATCAGGGGTACTTGGTACGTCCCCGCACCCAAAATCATTAATCTTTTTGTCTTGGAAATATTATCCATGGTTTTATAATTAATAAATATCTTATTGCCAAAAACTTATTTTTTTCCATCTATCGTCTGTAATCTGAAACCCGTCCATCATTGATGGCTGAATAGTTCCTATTTTGTGACTTTCTTCATTAATCATGTCCACCATATTGCCACGTCTGAGCATCGGGTATTGTGCATTGGATGTCGTGAGACTCATGCGTCCCATATATCCAAGTTCAAATGCCGTAGTAAACCCACAACGTCCCGACAATGAGAGATTGAGATTCGCAAAACACTTGTCGTAATATTCTTTCTTATAATCAATATTTTTGCCAGCAAGTCCATATAATATATCATATTTAACTAACTTTTTCAATTCCTCTGCTTGTCGATAGCCATAGAGGTTTCTCGAGCTCCCTGCACCTAAATAAATATATATCTTATCGCCCATGATATTGGGGGTAAACTCGCTATAATCTTTTATTGCTATGTGAACATTTTTCACATTCGCCCCTTGTGGGAAATGACAATAAAAGCGGTTAATAAAAACAGTATCAGGGGCAAGTGCTCTTATATATTCATTATTTCTCTTAACATCTGGTGTTCCTGTCTGCCAAAGCACTTTAAACCCGCTGTGTTTTCTTATTATATTGAAATCCGTGTCATCATATAATCCAATAAACACACAGGGTTCTTGGCAATTCATATAACTATTCATCCCCCACTTTGCGGCAAACAACTTTTCAAAATGAGCCACCCTACTTGAAAATCTATATTGCGTTATCATTATGAATAAATTTTATTGCATCCTTGCCTGTATTAAAAATCAAATCCACAATACTCACATTGGGTTGAAAATCCCCATAGAGTTGCGGATATTCGGGATAACTATAATCCATCCAGTGTACATCTATACCTATTCCCCTGAAATCATTATCGGTGATGTAGTTTCTTGCCGCCGGCCCACAATAATAATCCGTGGCGCCAACCTCTTTTAGAATATTAAGAATCCTCCCTTTCCGCGTCCCTGTTTGTGTATAATGGCGGGAGTCATCAAGGATTGTTGTTATCCCCATATAGTGGCATATATTTTCTATGAAATATTGATTAAGCTCGGATAATGTTTTATATTCTGCCTGGAAATATAATTTTTCAAACAATAGGCGCACATCATCAAAATGTGACGACTTCCAATATGAACTATATATATGTTGCCAATGTTCATACTGCCACTGCGTGGCTGGTAGTAAAACATCGCATGTCTTCACATCTCTCTTTATGTGTCCCACGGGTATGGTCAGCCATTTCAATCCGTCTTTTGTCTTTATTTTATTACGGTTGCGCCAATCACGCACCGTGTATTGCACATCATCATAAAAAATAAATAAATCACATTTATTTATTATATCGAAATAACCACGCCAGGGAATATAGTTACTTTGTGATATTCCTACTTTCATAATTTAAAAATATTCTTCTGTCATCAAAACCATTTTCTTTATATACAAAAATAGTAAATTCAAATGGCATATAATCATTTCTTAGCACCACATTACGTGAATAGGTATACGCTATTGTTAGTATTGTTTCGGGCGAACTGTGAAAATGGTGTTTTATTTTCCATTCTACCTTATCTGATAAGAAGTTAAAACAAACCCCCTCGTTACACATAGACAGGGCTTTTCTGAAATACTTATTAATAAGTCCGTACCCACCCTCGAAAACATTAAATATGCCCGATCCTATTATGATATCAAATTTTTCGTCTGTACCAAATGTCGTAAAATCAGCATTAATAAATCTTTTTTTGTATTTTTTTCTGGCAAGGTTTATCATACCTGGCACTACGTCTATCCCCGTATACCTGCAATTTTTGTCCTCGACATAAGCGTTCAAGTCACCATAGCCGCATCCTATGTCAAGGATGTTTTTATTATTAAAATCAAATCCAGATAAAATAATTTCTTTTCTTATCTTATCTGCTCCGTGATTCCACCCAAGCGAGAGAATAGAATCACCATGTTTTTGTAAAAGCTCCGAATATCTGTCAAATGCTTCCATGGTTTTATCTGTTAATTTCACCCTTGTTATCAAAGTTTTCTGTTATTGATACCCATACCTGATGGTCATTGATTAATACTTGGAAATCACCTTTTAAAGAATCAATAAACCATTGATTAAGTAACAAGCAGCCTGTTTTAAAGATGACTTCATTGCATGTTTCGGTATTTCTAAATACTGCCTGTGCCAATATCATCCCCGCATCAATATCATTTGTAACGCGATGTAGTGTTGTACCTGTAAATCTCTCCCCCCGCTGTCGTCCTTCAGGCAGATATTTTAGTCCGATAACGCCACGATAGGCGGGCAAGAGGGAATAATGAATATTGATAAACTCTATTGGTAATGATAAGACCTCGGGTTTTAATATTCTCCAGCATGTGGTAATAACCACATCGGGATTCATCCGATTTAGTGTTTTGATTAAATCCCCCTGCTCATTAAAATTCACCACAATATGGTCAATCGTCATCTTCCTTGCATATTCCACAGCCCCACATTCCCTATCGCCAATAACCCCGACAACTATTACGCCCAAATCATCCTGTCGGGCATGAACATGTTTTAATGTTCCACCCCCAGATGACACCAAAAAAACAACCCTTTTTATCATCACACATCAATATATTCACATGTTCCTGCCTGCCAGTCCACACAATTCCTACACATTTCCGGCAGGTTATTCCACATTTCTGATTGTTGTAATACCCTGTATAGCCTCATTCCTTTCCATGCTTCTTGGATTGTCTGTTTGTTAATATCCCCACATGGCACATCCGCATCCATATCATTGGCACAATAGGCGACAATACCCTTGTCGGTAATAGCCATAACCTGCATATTCCAATAACAGGGATAACGACTTGTGGGTGGGTGTTTCTGTTGTGGTAACTTATTAATCCAAGTAAGCATAGGGCGTATCTTGACGGTAACATCATAGTCAGACCAGAATTCTATGAAATCTTCCTTTTCCTGCCTGTTTCCGTTCATTTCTACAAATTGGATAAAAATATCAGGATGGGTTTTCCCCATTTCTTTTTTTAATTTTACCAGATACAAAATATTAGCGACAACCTTATGATAGTCACCCCCAACACGATATTTCTTATATACATCCACCGATGCGGCGTCTACCCCGAAATAAATAGCATCCAAATCTGAATTTATTATATTACGTGCAGTAGCCTTATCCATCAAATTACCGTTCGAGTTTAATACCACATCTGTCAGTCCCTTGGATTTAGCATAACGAATCATTCTGAAAATATTATTATCAAGATTTATGTCTCTTATTATAAATGGTTCACCAAAGTATATTAACCAAACACGTATATCTTTATTTTTCATAGCCACCTCATCAATGATTTTTGTATAAAGTGACCAGGGCATAATACCTTTTTCTCGCTTCATATCTTTATGAAAACACATACTGCATTTAAAGTTACAATAGCTACATGTATCAATAAGCAAAACCCGCGGAAAATCACCGGGGTCTTCCCTACGTGAGCGTATCCATCCTTCCCTATCCTTGTTTATCTCCATAAATGTTAACTAATCCAAAAATTTTCGTCCTTCCATTCATCGCCTGTGTCAAAAAAATCTCCCACAACAGATGGCTGTATTGTACCTATTTTCTTGCTCTCAGCCATAACAACAGAAAGCATTTCATCAATATCTGAGTACTTAATACAAAAGGGGGCATCCCTGTTGGATATAGTCATCCGCCCCATATATGCCATTTCTATGGCCGATGTGTTTCCGCCATAAATGGTTGGTTTTATATTAACGAAAGACCGTGAATAGTAATTATCCATAACATACTTTATGTCATGCTGATGAAACCCAATGATAATTTCAAAGGGTGATTTTTTACGAAAAGCGTCAATTATACTGTATCCATATTCCTCTTTCATTCTCTCGTTTCCAACATAACAGTATATTTTATCTCCAAGTGGTACGGGAGTAAAGAGAGAAAAGTCTTTTATGGGGAATGCGGCTCGTTTTGTCTTGTAAATACCATTTTCGGGAATTCCCTGTTGCTGACTTGCTATGTGTACAACGACCCCCCGTGGGTTTATCTTAAAAAAACAATCCCTTAACCGTCCTGTGTTTCTCACTACCTTAAATGCCCTGTGGTTATTTATCGCATTAACATCATCCATATCATAGACACCAACAAATAATGATGACTCATTGGGATTAAAGTATGGTACTACATCCCACTTATCACAAAAACCCTTCTCAAAGGACTTTACCTTATCAGAAAACCTTACTTGCCGAATCATGTCTTTTTTTTATAAATCTCAAAAACTGTTCGTCTTGTGCTTGTTTTATCCATGGTGTAAAGGAAATGTGTGACACTATATTATTAACATCAATGATTATTGGCTTCCCGTTTTCCATGAGAAAGTCCACATCCCCGTAGTCAAACCCAAAAAGCTGACAATTATAGTCAAATTCCTCCTGCATTTGCGGGGTAAATATTTCCCGCACATGTACCCACTCATGCGTAACATAGTCGTAATTATAGTCGGGATGTCCAAACAAAGTTCTTTTCCGTTGCTTCAGGATGTATTCTATCCCATCTGCATAATAAATACGATACTTAACAAATAGGTCGCGTTCCTTGTCCTCTATGTATCTTTGATATACATAACCCTTCCTGCGTGGTGCGGGACATTTGATAAGACTATGTAGGGCATGTTGTCCTTGTTTTTCGGCTTTTTCCACACACACGCCCTCGTGTGTTTCGGGGTTAATGCTAATGTCATTAAAAATATCATTGACTTTTTCTTTACTTATGTCCCAACAGCCGCGGTTTATGACATTGGGTTGTGTTAGGGTAAACATATCCGGCTGTATTTGTTTTTCACAGTAACTCCAGAAAAAATGCAAGTCGTAATGTTCCTTGGGATTACTATGAAAGGGAATCCCATATTCCATACAAATACGATGCACCCTTGATTGTGGCACCGCTTTGTTTGGTTCTGGATAAAATAATATTGTTGGATACTTACTCATCTTTACAGTATTTATTGTAATTAGTTTCTATTGTGGACACATCGCTACGTGTACATGTGTCTGACTGTGTTTGTATCTGTGTGGCCACCATAGGGAAAGTGACGAAGCAATTAAATTGTGGCTGTACGACAGTGGCAAGATAGTCATCATATTTTCTTATGTGATGTTCATGTGATAAAATATGTTCTACCGCCCCACCGGTGCGGTTACGCCAAATAATTGCATGTGTGACATGTGCATTATTTAACATAAACAGGTTTTCCGAATACCGTTTCTGTGGTTCTTTGGGTGACGCTCCAAGATACAAACAATCCCAGTCGTCGGGTAGTTGTTCAAAAGATTTATGTAAGACAGACAATCCCCGCAAAACCTTAATGTCGTCTTCATATATGCCAAACATATTTTCATCATTACACATACGCATGATTTCCAAATGGGATTTTGCACATCCCACCCATCCTGGTTTTATATCGTATGCGGCAAACCGCTCAACATCAATACCCAATTTGTGAAATTCATTTTGAACATAATTCCATCTCTCGGGTCGTCTATCAAGATTTATACAGAAATTACGCATTATCACCAGTATAAAAGTACATCCTGTATGTTCAGGAGATAATAGTCATCATCTTCATATCTTACTTTCATAGGTGCTCTTGGCGGATAGAACACATGTTGTCCTTCTTTAAGGGGTACGGGTATCTTATCTGTGCCCTCGCCCACCAATACCACAATGCCATGTGATGTCACCTCTTCGGTTGTCGTAGGTATGATAATCCCACTTGCCGTTTCTTTCTGTACTTCCTCGACCCGCTTTACCAATATCTTTGTCGGCAGTATATGTTTTTCTTTTATCATGGTCTTTGTTCTTTAAGTTTTTTTATCGTTTCTTTAATAGCGTGAATCTTATTTACGATATCGGCTATATAATCATATAACGATTGTAACTTTTTGTCTTTGTATGTACCCGCCCTGAAATCGCCTTCATTCTCATCAAATAAGGCATATTTATCGGGCATCTTCTTTTGCAAGGTATCCAGTTGCTTGTTTAGTGCATTAGCTTCCTTCTGTAATTCTTTTATCCTAAACCGTCTTTCGTTTCTTGTCATGCCAGTAGGTTTTCAAATTCTTTTTCCTCGAATGATATTATGTCTGTCCGTACAAAACGATAGCTTATATCATCATTATCCACGAATGTAATCGTTCCAAAACGATCTACGTGAAGTACGGTACCATAAAACTGTTTGCGGTATTCCTCAGAACCCGCCACAAGCTCACCAAACTTGCCTTCGTCTTCTTTTTTAATTATCCTGTTCATAGTTCTTTATAATAAATCCCAGATTCTCTTTTTTTCGCCATTTATTTCAATTTCATCCTGAAGTCGATAACCCTCAATCCCTATCGGCTGATCCCTCTTTGTGCGTACAAAAACACCATAACACGCCCATAAAGCACACACTTCAAACAAAAAATTTGATACTCTCTCCTGTGGTTGCCCCGCAATAGTATTGTATTTAAGTGCTTTCTTATGTATCTCATGCAGGCGTTCTTTTACATATTTGGTTGTTGGTAGTCCCTTTGCACGACATATATCCCCCATCATAAGACTATAATATGTACGATACAAAATAGGGTCGGCAATATCTTCATTCGCATAACTCATCCAATGAGGCGTCTGTCGCCAGATAAAAATCATTATAGTAGTCAGGCATTTCTTTGGGCTCTATGTGACCCGATGCGGCTGCCTGACCAATAACACGTATCACCTCTTTTCTTAAACTTATTTTTAAGCTAAGCAATTCTGCGGGTGTGAGGCTTACCTTTGCCCTTGATGCTGCCGATTTGGTTTCTGTCGGTTCTTGTGGCGGTGCTGACTGTTCCTTTATTTCCTCCCCAACCCGCGTAAGGGTAAATAGATTATATTCGCCCTTGGGTGATTTCTTAACCTCAAGGGTATAATCCACTTTCTCGCCCTCTTGGTATTCCCATGGTTTGTCGTTGGTTATGAATCCCTCCTTGCCGTCCGAAAGAAAGAACCTCCATCCTTTCTTCCCGTTTCTTTTAGTAAACTCTTCTACTTTGTTAATTGTAACCATAATTCTTGTTTTTTGCAAATTTAATATATTAATTCCTTATTCTATTTCGTATTGGTCGAGAAATTCTTCCATGTTTGCATTGGATGTATATGCATCGGATACATAATATCCACAAAGAAATTCCTTAAATTCTTCTCTCGTCTTTGGCAGTTTTTTCTTATCGGGGATAATCTCTGCGAATTTGCCTTGATCGTAGGGATAAATTGTGTAGTTACCTTCTCCCAGATATCGCATTGTATCGCCTTCTGGTTCATATGATAAAAATTCTTTAACAATATCTGATGTACCATCATCAAATGTTTGTACTAAAATTCTCTTCCCGATATATTTATCGCAAATCTCTTTCAGGTGAGCTTCGATTTCTTCTTTGGTAACTGAAATAAGGTTATTTTTATGGCAATGCCATACTATATCGTAAATATTATGCCAACTCTTAAAGACTTGTCCATAAACTTTGTCGCCTTCAAAATGGTGAATTAAGAAAGGATAGATTCCACCACTCGTTTTAAATCCTGCCCATTGTCCTACTTTAAATTCAGGCTTAAATTCAGGCTTATGCTTTTCTTCATAGTCCTTGCAGATTGTTTCAACTGCATCAAAAATTTGTTTTTTTAATTCATTTACATTTTCCATGATTAATACATTTTATACATTGTTCGATTATAATAATATTCTGCATACATTTCCGTGATGTCTTTATAGATAAATTCTTTATACATATCTTTTTTTAAGTCAAGAGTATCTATGTAGTGTAATAACTCTCGTGCGAACCAGGTGCGGTGTTGCCACTCATACTTGCGTATCTTTCTGCACATTTCTAAGAACTCCCAATTCCACCAATGGGTACATATCTCATGTATCTTGCCATAGTCAGTAATGCCACGAGAAGACTTCTTCTTTATTATATCAGATATTTTATGTTTCTTTCTCATATTATTTTTTCTGCTCTCAGCATCCCAACAATCTCATAAAAAGATTTCTTATCCATGACGACAACCTCTCCCTTGTTAGGCTTTTTGTGGATAATAATATTATAATTCTCATTTTGTGGCATAGCCTTTAGCACATCTTGATAAGCAGGGGCGTGAGACCACCTTTTCGCCTGTATCTGGAATGGCGGGGTGTTGGTAAAGTCCACAAGCTGGTCGTCCAATTGTTTGGACGCATATCTTGTCGTTTGGCATTCGTCCCAACCAAGATCAATCAGTTCCCGCCTGATTTGTCTTTCGTAGGTGTGTCCCACTGCCCTCGAATTGCTTTTCTTACTCATAATAGCCATCAAAATCATCCATCCCCGCAAAAGCAAGTTCATCAATAATATCATAATCATTGATTACATTGCCAAATTCGTTTTTTAGTTCACTGAGCGTCTCTTTAAATTCACGCTCTTGCTTTCTGTTTTTTGTCGTTTTCTTTGTCATCATTTCTAAGGTTTAAATAAGTTAATAATGCGTTATATACTAATTTGGTCTTTTCCGAGCCGTAAAATTCACCACTTAAATCTTCCTTAATCTTTTTATAATGATAAAGCATATTGCTATGCGACCTGTAACCCAGAATGCCCGCAATGTCCCACAAAGTACATGCGGTATAGTCATAAAGCAATACTATTATATATTTCTTCTTACCCCATAGCGGGGAACGTGTGCCTGCGTTGTCTTTTATTGCATCCCTAGGCACACCAAAATATTCACAACACCCACTTAAGATTTTATTTACCATCTCCGGGTGTGTCATTATTTTCTTGCTGTCAGTAGTATCCATAATGCTTTTAGTTCTTCATAAGTAAAATCGCCCCTTTCCCTTACCGTATCATTCTCGTGTTCATATAATGTATATCTGTCTTTAGCATATTTTGTCAACTCGAGATAGCTTTTTGTACCCGTAACTATTGTGCGGGCTGAGTCAAATCTGTTGTTGTTAAGAGAAAATCTCATTTGTTTGTTGTCTTTGGTTCTTCGTTGTCATCACCCCTATAAAAAAGACTGTGGGGATCATTACTGTCAAAACTTGATTCTGGGATTAATGTCACCCGTGTTGCCTCTGCAACCTTTTCCCAGTCTACGGGATATTTTATTTTACACTTTTTCTTGGTTTTATAACTCATTTGGGTTCAAAAGTAAAACAGTTTTTTAACAATTCCAAATATTTCAGTCAAAAAGTTCGGTTTTATCTTCACTTTTCTCTATTTTTCTTTGTATCCTCTCCCACGCCAACCTATCATCTTTCTTTAATCTTTCAAGAAAATCATTCCAATAGGGTTGTTTCTTAAACCAGGCTATTGTTTTGTGTTCGAGATTATAATTACATTCGCAGTGCATCAGCCGCCAATGTTTCTCATCCCTGTAATTATCCCCAACCCGCCCAAGGCTATGCTCAATAGTACAATACCTTGTGTCGGAAGACTGATCGAACGGCTCAAGACATAGATAACAATAATATTTCCCTTCATCTTTACATTTTTGTATGAATGCCTTGCGTTGGTCTGTGTATCTTATGTGTTCCCCTTTTCTTTTCTTGCTTTCTTTGGGTATTGGTTTTTGTCTTTTGCGTGGTCTGGATTTGTACAGGTCACCGCCTTTCATATAGCGACGAAATTGATGATATTTGCAAAGGTTTTTCGCAAATGCCGGTCTGTCGCAACCAGGTTCTATGCAGGTCTTCATTATTAAATAAATTTAACATTCAAATCAATACTGTCGGCATACCAATCCCTTTCCATACCCTCTGTTGTTTCTTTACCCAACTCCCATGTAAAGTCATGCAGGAATTCGTAGTATGGGTTGCCATAGGGGTTAACTATCTTTTCATCGTCTTTATCCCATGTTAGAAAGGCGTTATAGAAATCCCTGAAGGATATTTTCATTAGGATATCGTTTGCATAGTCTTTTGCACGGTTTGCTATCTCTTCAAATTTTTCGTTATAGGGATAGGTTGCTTTTACATACCATCTATTCTTATGTTGGATTAAGTGGTACAATAGCCTAACTTCTGATTTTTTTGATTTCATCTCACAAAATTATTTATTATTGCCATTACAAGTGCTGTGCCGCCTGCTATAAGCCCGCAAAAGAACACAACAACTACTATTATAGATATTAGCTTTTGTCCTTTGGTATACTGATATTCTTTTATCGTCTCTTGTGCGAATTTTTCTTTTGTATCCATGATTGTTTTATTTATACACCATCTTCAAATGACGGATGCGGTCTTTCTTCTCTTGCCTCATCATCGTCTTTAAGGTCTTTGGTAGTTACTTTTTGCTGTTTTTCTTCCCACACTAATCTATACTCATTCCCGAACATATCACCAGTTTCTTGATGCTGTCCCACATGATTAAAAGGTAATTCACAATGAAATGTACAAGAATTATCACCAAAATCATCACCAAATTCTATTGAAGCATTGCATCTTTTTACTTTTTTCATATCATTCAAGTTTAAAATCCTCTATTTCTTAATCTTCCTTGAGGCTTGGTTTATAAATTTTACGTTAACCCAATATTCTTCATAACTATTGGATTTCCTCATTTGTTCAGGTGTAACCCACTCAAACCATCTTGTTTCAGTCGGTGTCCAAATAGGGAAAAATGCAAATCTTTTTATGATTCTTTTTTCTCCTTCTTTATAATTCCTTCTTTTCATAGTTCTCTATTTTAAGTTAAACCTAATTCCTTTCTGAGTTCGCTTATCTTTTGACGGAGATGGTCTGCCCTAATTATTTCTTCTTCTGATACTCCACATACCTTATGAACCATTGGCCTTAATTCCTCATACAACCCTACCAGTTCTTCCAGCTTGGATGTGCGGTCATTAAATTTAATCTTAAACCAATCCATTATCTGACGTTGGGAAAAATTGAATCCACCTTCAGTATCCCATTCAATAAATTCTTTTTCTATTTTTAACCATTCTGTTTTTTTCATTTCTTTGAGTTTAAATAATCGTTAATGTATATTCTTTCTGCCTTTTTATATACATCTCTCTCTGTGTCTCCAATATTAAATAAATGTGAATATTTATTATTATCATATCCGATACTCATTCCTGTTGTCAGTCCATTTGTTTTAGTTACGGAATAAATATGTATTTGACTCCTGCCTCTTTTCCTAAGTTTTTTTAATAGCCTTGTTTTCATCACTTTAGGTTTATATATTCGTCAATCATCACCCTGCATCCGGGAACGTGCCCATTTAGCACCATGTCTTGCTCCATGATTATAGTTATTAAGTAATCTCATATTGATTAATTCAGCTGAACCCTTATAAGCTGTAAATTCAGAAGATTGTATTAAAGAAAATTCCTTCTCTATCTCCTCATCTGTCAGTCCTGCGGGTTCTGCTGGCTTGAGAGTATATTCAATATCGGTATCATTTATTTTGTCCTCGCACCATGTGACTTCACCATGATGGTTTAAATCCTTAAAATCTTCATCTTGCAATAATTCATCCTTATCAAATCCCAAATTAAGATATATCTTCTTTGGAATATTTTTTATCTGTGCTTTCATTGTGAGTTAGATTTTATATTTAGTTTTCAATAATTTAAGTATATCATCAAATTGCTTCTGTACCCATTTTTCAACTTGGTATTTAACTTCGGTTTCGGTTTCAGCCTCAAAATCCTTACTTACTATTTCAACAAAATCACCTTTGGTATGAAGCAAAATATTACTTGTGGCACTTGGTTTAATATCATTATTGGAATTTGTTTCAATAGATACTTTTCCGCTTTCGTTATGAGTTATTATTCCCATGCCACCTCCACGTGGCCAATACCGAGTACTAATAGTCAATATTTCACCATCATAATCCTTTTTGCCCTGACAATCATCTGTCCATTCTGCTGTTGGTTCCATAATACACCTCCTATTTATTAGTTTCTTTTTCAGGATATTTTTTCATACCACCATACCACATTCTTTTGCAATTAGAGCAGCCTTCGTTAAGCATATTATCCAGCTCATCAAAAGACATCTCATAACCGCAATAAGGACAGGTACGGTTAAATACAAATGTTTCGGCATCGTCTTTATAAAGAAATGATGCCATCAGTTTGCCTTCATATCTCACAAACCAGTAATCGTTTGTTCCCTGTGTTATAGTATATTTTTTCATTTCCCTTTGATTTCAGTTAGCCAGTAGTTGAATATGTCGCTAAATGTCACTTGATTTCCGTCCATATCAAAATATTCATTATCACCATATATGTCTGTTCCTGCCTCAAAGTATTCAGAAAAGTCCATTACACACCATTCAGCAAACTCCATATACAGTTCATGGATTTCTTTGGCAAGAGAATTAAATTGAGCCTCATGTATTACTATTCCAAACCCAAAGATATTTGATGCATCCGCATATCTGTTTAATATTTCAAGTATCTTTTCCATTGTTATTCGGGGTTAGTGATATTCATACATTGTTTTAATTGATGATATATTGCAAATTGCATTTCATATAATCTTAACGAATGCCATTTGTGGTTTTCATCTAAGCCAGATTCTTTTAGTATTCTTTTTGCATTTTTTAATGCTATTTCTCTTGCTTTTTGCATTTTTCCATAATCGCTATTCATATCATTATATTTTAGTTAGTCTTTATCTTTCCGTCTCGCATGGCTTTAGGTATCTTATTATCTCTTATGGCAATAGCTCCATGTTTCCAGCCCAGCCAATAGCCCCTTTCAAAATCATTGGCATTATCAGGTAATATATTATCATTCGCTATTGTTGCCCATTTCTCAATATCTTCATCACTCACTTCATCCTTGTTTTGTGAGGCAAATTCAAGCATGGCTTCAATAACTTCATCTCTGTAATAAAATTCACCTTGTTGTATTGGTTCTTTTATGTCGAGATTATCTAATACCTCTTCTGCTCTCTGTCTGTCTGTTTTCATATCTGTAAGTTTAATTTAATATCCGGTAATATGTGGTAATAATATTTTCACTAATTCCTCTGTCTATAAGGCTATTATCATTAATGTTCGGTAATATCCGGTAAATCTAAAAGCATCTTTATTTCTAATGGACAATATGGTAACCTTTCCCCCCTTGATATACTGGCAGTATCAAAATCTAAACCAGCATAAGTACACCACTTTCCTTCCACACCCACATATTTATATTTACAAGAATGACAGTCATGTGGCAAAGGTGATATATCACAACTCGCAATCTTTTTGAATATTTCATCACGCTGTTTCTTATTATAGCAATGTTCTTTTAATGCTTCTATATATTTCTCCATATCTGTAGGCTTAATTTATTTGTTGTATCTCGCCAATATGGCGAGTATTTGGCGACTTATAATATTTCCTCATAATAACCTTATTGATTAAATAAAACAAACACAGTCAATAGGGCTAACAAAGCAATAATAAAGAATGCTCTGAAGATAAGTTCAGTAAGTGGTATTCTTTTTCTCTTATCTTTCAATATCCATGGATTTAGCCCCATACCACGCCTTGCAGTTTCATCGCTGACATATTCATTAATAAAATCCATGACACGACCAAACCTGAACATAACAGCGAGTATATATATAACGGCAAACACTATCCCCGCAAGAGCATACATATTGTCAGCCCACCAATGATTAACAAAACCCTTTATAAGCACTGCAACAAAAAACAGCCATAGGGTTAAATCAACAAAGTCTCTTCTTAAGTAATTAAATAGTTTTTTCATGTCTCTTGGTCTTTAGCGGGCTCATGCGTTGTCTTAACAAGCATATAACCCATATTATCTAATTCTTTAGCTATATCAGTTAGTTTTTGATATAGTGTTAAGCGTTCATCGAAGACAATTAATCCTCTTTGTAAATTAACACCACGCACCATCCTTAATGCGCATTTGTCCGCAGAATCAAATAATACATCTTTAGTCGTTTCCATAAGTTAATTTATTAATTTCTTTTTCCAAATATAAAATAGCTCTTTTAAATATGGTAGTATTTTCGCATGAAGCACCTAAAAGTCTATTACAATTATGGCACAAAACACCCCTGATAACCCCATTGCTATGGTCGTGGTCAATACATGCCCTTTTCTTACCATTCTTAACGGTTATGGGGTTATTGCAAATCAAACATTTATTATTTTGAATTTTTAACAACATCTCAAGGTCGTCTTTACTAAGACCATATTGTAGGAGATAGCGAAATTCATCGTTATTTCTTTTCCTTAAACATTTCTTGCACCCACCCCTATATCCACATTTAGTGTTCTTACATTTATAAAATTCAGAAAGAGGTTTTATTTCGCCACAAATATTACACAGTTTTTTCCCGTCCTTTATCTTAGAGGACGCCTCTCTCCTTAGAATAAACTCAGAAAAAGACGAATGTCTCCCACAGTCTCCACAAAAATAATACTGATAATTTCGTTTATAATTACGCTTCCTTATATTAAGACTTCCACAATGTCTGCACTCCAGCCGGTCGGGATTATTCCATCTCTCTTTACTCCTATCAACAGAGCAAAAAAAACGACCACAGCTACGACATAAATAACGGCGATCTTCCCCCTGGGGGAGTCCCTTCAAATATGCATTCCTATTCCACCTCCCCTTAGATGTAATATTATTTCCCCCACAATAGGGGCAAGTTGTTCCTTTTATTATCACTCTCCGCATTGCGATTAATATAAAAGCCCCTCCAACAGACGGCCTATAACTCACATCGCAAGGATAGAATTCACCTATTTTCGGGGCAATGTTATTTTTAATTGTAAACACGATGTATGTTATAAGCGATACAAAGATAGTCATTTGTTTTGAGTTCGCTTTTTCCATAATGCTTTTTAATCTTAATTTCTTGTCAAATGTAAAATGCTTTTTTGACATTTCCAAATATTTTAGCGATTATTTTTACTTTTGGCGGGATTTTTCTACCACCAGTAAACATTATACCTTGTATTTTTTAATTTAAGCGTGTTTTTAGCGTGTTTAAGACATTTTCTTGCAAAAGTGGGTGTGTACCCCCACCAAAAGAACAAAGTCCTTTAAATCGCTTTATTTTGCCTGTTCCTCGATTGTTTTGTCAATATTATCAACCAATGCTTGACAAAACCCCATTATAAACGGATCATTTGTTTGTCTTGATGGGGAATTTAAAACCACGGTCTTAATGCGCTGCCTAACGCGGTCTAATTCCCTTGCCAATAATAATTCTCGTTGTGTGTGAATTTGGGTTGCATAATCGTCCATTATTTTGTGTAATAACGGATCATTTGTTCCACGTATAAAAGCCTTTGCTTTCGATGGATAGTCCTCACAAAACTCTCTTGAATTTTTCATCATTATAAATTTTTATGGTTAAACAATACTTTTTAATTTACTTATATATCTTTTGTCGGTTGCATAGGGCAAGTCCTTAAGAAAAGTGTAATAATCCCTTAAATCATGCCCCTTTTTTATGTAGAAGTCCTGCCATAGCTTATAATCAATTACGCTATTTAGCCAATGGTCATATTTAGCATGGTGTTTATATATTCCCGTTGCTTTTGTCGGGCGTACCCTCGCATAGCGCATACCAAAACAATTAAACCCCTGTTTGAAAATATCACTACGGAAGTTACCCGTTTCGTGGACTGCTTGGCGAAACGCTATTTCGGGTGATCTTATTTCCAGGTAATAAATAGCCTCTTTCAAAAGTTCGGGTGAAAATGGTTTGGTGTAAATCTCTTCAAAAAATAAATGCTTTTTAAGGTTAAATACTCTTTTTTGATTTTCTTGTGTGGATGTCAGCGGGGGGCAACCCGCAAGTAGGGGAAGCCCCGCAAAAGCTATTAATAACAATAGTTTTTTCATATTATCCTAATTTTTAATGATTTGCAAAGATAGACTATTCCCACAATAGTTCTTTTAGCTTAAGGATTGTAAGTTTTATTATCTCTTTTGCCGGATCATCACAATCTGTTCTTATGTGTGGTATCATTTTTTCAACTTCTCTTTGCACAAGTCCTGTAATTATTTCTGATGCCAGGTTAAGAACGGAATGTTCATCTGTTTTTAGTTCTGTCTTATTCATGGTTTAATCTTTTAGCGGTGAATATTCCTTATATCCATTTGCGATTAATTCATTAATAAAGCCGTTCAGTTTATTTTTGTTTTTGAACGGTGCAATATCATAAAAATCGCTTCCGTCTTTGTGTTTTTTTATTCCGTTATGATAGCAAACCAGGTATTTTACCTTGCCAACATTGAACATTAATCTATATGTTTTCATTTTATTAAGTTTTAAAGATTAATAACTATTTACATTTCTTAATTCATTGAGTTCTTTTAAATACCTGTCATAATTTCGTCTTTTGACTACTTTAAGATTATAGCCTAAAGATTCCAATTCGCTTTTTAAGTCAGCATATTCATTTTCTTTAGCCGGTTTTGCGTTTTTCATACAAGCCGAATATTCAGCCCCGCCATGTTGACCAATGTGCATATAACTACTGATCCCGCCCGTATAGTCCCATATATCATAAGGGAATAGGGCTATTATTTCGTTGTCTTCAGGAAATCGCCTAAAGATCACTTCTGTAATAAATTCATCTTTTTTCATAATTTCTAATTTTAATAGTTAGTCATTTTCTCTTAACCATGCCTGAAAATCACCAGGCATAGGATATGTTTTACTTATGACGCCCTCAATTTCAAGAACGAGTTTTCCTTTTTGTTCATATATAGAAAAGTCGGCGCCTAGAGGCTTACTGAATTCCAAATAGAATTCCTGTATTAAGTCATTTGTTTTTGTCATAAAAATAGTTTTTATTCAATAAATTCAATACCTGAATGAGTAAATTCAATACCTGAATGAGTTTGGCAATCCAAACACCAAGTATCTTCGTCTTCAATTTCCTCTAAATAATCAAGGGAATTTTCATCGGTAAGTAAGTTGTGCCAAATTTTGGCCTCAACATTTTCACTACCACATTTTTTGCATACAATTTTTGTCTTCATAATAAAACGCTTTTTAATGGTTAATACTAATTTTATAATTTTATTCTTCGTTTGAATCAATTATTTTAGCTGACTGATAAGCCATTGGCAGGGTTAAATATCCGCGCCGCCTAAAGTTATTCCACATTTTATTTATAGCCTCTTCGCTGTTTTCCGCAAAGACTATTTCAGTACCTAAATAAGTACCATACTGATATTTGATAGTATATTTTTTCATCTGCAATATTTGTTAAAAAATTCAAATTCCTTTTGCATATCTGCCTCAATTTCTTCGTTTGTGGCAATTCCCGCCCCTATTCTATTGGGTAAATCCATTTGTTCACCCCTTAATTCCATGCTTAAAAGCATATCATTAAAATAATCATATTCTGCCCTTGTTATTTCAATAAACGAACCGTCTTTAAAATAAAGATTATAGCAAGGTATTTGTTCGGAACACTTTTTTTCGTATTCTTCCTGTTCTTTGCCATTCATCCTGTTATATTTCGTTCTGTTAAATTCACAACGGTTTTTAGTTTCCCCTTTGGCGGTTGATCCTTTGGCAATTTGCAGTTTTATCCACTCTCTTCGGGTCATTATCCCTTCTTCGTACCCTATCAATTTGTTGAGGGTAAATTCTGCTTTTTGTTCTTTGATTGTTTTCATAACGCTTTTTAATTAAAGGTTAATATTCTTAAAATCTTATGTTCTTTTTGTGTACTCTTATTCTTTCGCCCGGTTTGTGATCCCTGCAAAAGCTTAATAACTCTACTAAATATGCATTTTTATCATTTTTTATTATTTCAACTAATGACTTTCGCGGGATCAATAACCCGCTAGGGCTATCATATTCTTTATAGTAATATTGTGCTATCATTTACTATTTATTCGTTTTATTACCTTAATAGATTTCCTTGCAATGTATTTATTATTTAGGCTTAAGCAAAGTTTACTTATTGCCTGGTTTTTACTTTTAGCCGGAATTATCAATACCTGAGAATCCCGCACAAAAGGACTATTAAATTGTAGTTTGTATAACATAACTTAATATTTTAGTCAGTATATTTCTTTGATAGTGCAATACTACAATACAATATTAATATAACAACTGTCAGTATTATTTGTGTTATTGTCATTTGACTTTTTCTATTTCCTCAAATAACATTCTTGCCGGCTGATTTCTCCCTGGTGTCTCTTTCCAATAACCAAAAGCAAAATAATTGTATTTTGTATTGATTTTCCTTACAACCGGCGGGAGATGTTCTATAATAAATACCGATCCCGTGGGGACAAAACTATCGTTTGACTTATAGTCAACTAATGTTTTTACTTTGTCATTTACTTTAAATTTCATTGTTTTTTATTTTTAAGAGTTATTTTAAGCCGTTTTAAAGCACTTTCGCGGTTTAGTTGATATGTAACCCCGCTAGAGATCAAAAGTCCTTTAAATAGTGTTAAATTGATTCAAATCAGTCAAAATATATTCACCGCTTTTTATCTTTGCCTCAGTCTCTTTTTTTGTTTCATTTAAAAACTGATTACGATATTTACCGGTTGTTACTGAATAATCCCAGTAACTTTCATCAATCTGAATTTTACCGCTAAGTGGTTTGAATGCTATAATACTATTATAAGACTGAAAATAACATCCCTTGTCTGTAAATAACCTGAATTGATTTCTAACAGGATCACCGTTAGTATTTACAAACTGTTCTACTTTACAATTAATTGATTTCATAACATTTGATTTTAGGTTAATACTAATTTATTAATTCATTTGAGCCGTTGCGGGTAACGATCCCGCCAAAAGCTCCAGAGAACGGCTAATTTCCACTAAAGTTCTAAAAGACAGTTACAATAATACATACTATTACCGCACCTATCAAATAGACTTTAATAATTAAGTTAACAATTTTAATACGTTTCATAATTTTATGGTTTTATAATGGTTTAAGTTCACTTCAAGCAAATCACATTTGTCGCGCCTTGCTTTCATTTCTGCGTTAATAATGGCCCGTTGTTGATTATCTTCCATGAAAGATTCAACGCCGGGATCGGCCAATATCTCACAACTCAAACAGTCAATATTATCAGTTAATTGAGCTATTTTAGTCATCTTACCGTTTTTCAATTCATTATAGTTTTTATAAATGCCATAATGATAAGTAACTGTTTTCATATCTTTAATTTTTTGGTTAATTTACACCCGCATAGTTTTGTAAATACGGGCGCTATCATTATTTACGCGGACTTTAGACCGCCAAAAGACTCCAAAGAACGGCTAAAGAATAGTAAAAACAACAGCCAGGATGCACGCTAAAGCTAAATACAAATAAACTGCATATTTAACTACATTTAAAAATACTTTTATAACTTTCATAGTTTAATAAATTAATGGTTAATATTATAATTTACTCGCATACTTTATTTCTTTTTCAAGTCTTAATAGTGTACGTTCATGCACAAGCCTACATTCAAGATTTGATTCCCAACCCTCTTTCAAGGTAGCCCAATAACTTATCCCGTCGTCATCTTCCTTATGAATTTCAACAAGCCTGTCAGAATACTTACCCATTAATCTTTGTATTGTCCTCATCTCTTTATTTTTTAGTTAATATTAAAACACGCTAAATTAATTATAAAGTGCTATTTAATATCAAATAATTGTTGTAATTCTGGAATTAATCCAGATTCGTCCCCCCATTGGTTAGTCCTGCTATCTTTAAACATCCTGCAGCCTAATATAATCGGGGTTAAGTCTTTATATTTTAGTGCATGATATACATAGCTCGCTAATGTCCCGGCTTGGTTGCGTGTAAAACCTAATGTCATAATTTTGGTACAGATTTCTACTAGTGTCATATCCTTGATTTTTGGTTAATATTAATGTCTGCTAAAGTAATACTATACTGCAATATTAAAACTAATATTTGAATTGACAATACAAAAAATCAATTATTTTGTTAATAGACTGAAATTTAGATTGATTCTAAATAATACCGATTGATTATCAGTACGTTAGCGTAAAAACCCGCTAGAGTTCAATATTATACTTCTCAGCAAATAAATACAATTCCTTATTGTATGACTCTTCTATTTCTTTGACAATACCAGTAACCTGGTCTGATACATTGTAAAGAGTACGGCCGGCATAAGTCTTGCCAGAATCAACAATAAAACCACGCTTAAGCAATACATTGAAATATACTATAATCTTATTATAATCAAAGTATGTAACGAATTTCATTATAGCCGTTTTGGTGAATCCTTCCTTAATCAACCTACTGTAAACATAACAACCATGTAGCACTAAAGAACAGTTAACAGACAGATTGTATTTAACCTTTAACACCTTCAGTATCCTGAATGATAAAAGAATTATATAATGAAATGATTGCATAGTGATATCATTTTAATATCATTCATTTTATTAATTCCTTTGCGTTTGTTCGTGTTAGCCGCATAAAATCAGGCTATTAACCCCGCTTATTGAATTGGTATTCATGTATTGATAACTGTTATTATATTTTTCCTATAATACATATTATGTCAAATAGGATTTTATTAGTAAATATTAAGACCCTGTTATTCAGCCCGTTAACTCTTGCCTTTTTATGGTGATCCTGGCACATTTGCATACATTTTAAACTGTTTTGTGTAAAAAAGAATTCTTATTTAGGGTGCGGGGGTTCGATTTTTTGCGATCTGAACAAAAAACAACACCCCTTATTTTTAACATAGACCTCCCCTGTATATCGTTGTTCAGTAGCATAATATGTTTACATATATCCGTTCCCATATAGTCTTACCCATGTGCAGCAGCTAGCGAAATCTCCCCTAACACCCGTGGTTTCATATTCGTCTATACTTGGGTTTAATCTCAGGATTTCGTAATGATAGTTGTGATTGCCTGTATATCCGATAAATTGCACTTTGTATTCCATTTTCTATTAGATATGGTTTATTGTTCTGTTGTCAGTTTTACTATGTAGTTGTTTAGTGTTATTGCTTTAGCGGGTTGTATGTTAGACACTGTATTTCTGTGTGTATTGGTTATTTCTGCTACTTTGTTTTTACGGTTTGTGATGTAGATATCCATTGTGAGCATATTTATTATGACGTAGTATTGTCTGTAGTTTGTTTTCTTCATGGGTATAAAAAGTGTTTATTCGGATATATTCACTCTTTTTGTGCAAAGATAGGGGTTTTTGTTTTATATGGTAGCATGGGCGGGTTTGTTAGAATAGTCTTTGTTGTTTTGCAGTGTCTTTGGGTTTCTTTTCTTCTTCCCAATTATCAATCCTTGCCTGTGCTATCTCACAATATTCTTTTTCTAATTCTATGCCTATAAAATCAAATCCTTCGAGCTTTGCACCTATTCCTGTACTGCCACTGCCCATAAACGGATCGCAGATTGTTCCTTTCGGTGGTGTTATCAATCTGCATAGATAACGCATTAAAGCAATTGGTTTGACTGTTGGATGCCGATTTCCTTCACACCCCTTATTCCTTTCGCTCCTTGAAGCCTTTGCACAATAAAAGAATCGGGAAGCAGAACCTTCATCGCCCAATCCCCCAAGATTTGATGCTCTTACATTTAAGGCATATTTACCGTATTTCCCATTTTTCCCCATGCCCCCCATAGATTTATCACCACTTCCTCCCGTACTTTTAGAATAAGGAAACTCTCTTACCACTTCATCACTACCATCGTGGATGACATTGGCAGGGAAACGACCTTGTGGATGGCTTTCTGTTACTATTTGATTATAATGACCGTAACAATTCCCATCTGGCCCCTTTGGTCTGCCTCTATTTTCTACTGTTTCTATCCTACACCCGTCAATATTCAATCCCCCTGTTCCCCATTTGAGAACATTCTCTGCAATAGTCTTTTCTGATAAGGGTTTTCTTGCAAGACAGATAGGTTCGTTAGCAGGCTTAAGAGAACTGCCCCAGCCTTCCCATTCGGAAGTGCCTTTGGTTAAAACAGTCATATCCTCACAATGTTTATCGTCTTTTCTCCAAGGCCTGTCCCAACCTTCATTTATGTGTTTCCCGCTACCGCCCTTTGCTTGCTTGTAACTCATAGGCTTACCTGTACTTGTATCTATTTTTTTGCCAACCACTTCTCTTTCATTCCCCTGTAATTTATCAACCGCCTTACCGACATTCAGACTTTTCGGGAATCCAGAGCCGTATAACCATTGTATCTGATCTCTTATTTCAAAACCAGCATCTTCAATAGCACAAGCCATACGATGATAGGTACGGGTACCGCCAAAAGCAAGTAAATGACCACCGGGTTTTAACACCCTCAAACACTCTTTCCACATATCAACATTATAAGCTATACCGGACTTATCCCATGCTTTACCCATAAACCCTAATTCATAAGGTGGATCGGTAACAATGGAATCGACACTATTATCCGGCATTGTCGGCAGATAATCCATGCAGTGGGTATTTAAGAGCTTTATCATCTGTTTTAAGAAGGGAATCCCCGATTTGAAGTATTAACCTAACCTGAAAAGATATGAAAACTATGAAAGTGTGTGTGGGGATTCCCTGTGTTTATCATTGTATAAGTTCTTCTGGTTTTATGTTGTATTCCTCAAGCAGGCTGTCTATCTTGTATAGTGCCATGTCCAGTCCGTCGTAGGGTGACAGGGTTACTTTCTTATCCAGGGCGTCTTCTATCTGTGCTTCCAGTTCCCTGCGTACGTTGAAGACTATATCCCATAATACCTGTGCCATATCTGTTGCTTTTGTGCAGCGCAGGAATTCCTGGTATTCATCAGAGTTTTCTGTGTTGAATTTAAGTATTGCTTCCATGGTTGCTTTATTTAATATCAAAATGGGAGATCATCCGTATCCCCATCATTATCATAAGGGTTAACTGCTTCAAATGTGTCTTTTTCTTTAGCGGGCAGGCTGACATCCAAGCCATCATTACCGTTAATATCTGTATGACGGATATATAATGCACGCAGGTACGTTTTGTGCCAATGATCGGATATCTTACGTCCACAGGGCTTATATGTTATCTCCACGTGGTCGCCCACCTCAAACTGTTCAAGGTTTAGTCCCCGTCCTAATTCAAACTCGGGTAAGTCCGTAAATGTTTTACCACCATATTCTTCTTTTATCTCAAGTATTATAGAGGGGAATTCAAATGTTTTACCTTCGTTCTTTGTTCCTTTTTTCCCATCGGCGGTTCTCACCGGCTTGGCATATATTACGCCTGTTGCTTTTGGTAGGTTACTCATATTTTTTTTATTAAATGTTTGATTTTTATATTTCTTTCGGCCTGGGTTTCACTTGCTTTTAGCGGCAAGTGATTTAATAAATACAACTCGTAGGCTATTGCTGATTTAATACCAAAATCCCTTATAAATGAATTTCTTTTTAATATTGCCATTTATTTTTTATTTAATAATTTTGTATAATAGTTTTCTATTACTTTAGCGAGGTCGTTAACCGCTGATGGTGTAAAGTCATCTTTGGTGGCGTCCTTATCACCTATGGTAGTGTGTTTTACTATGTGGTCTGCAAGGCGGTGTGAATACATAATCACATCATCCATACAGCTATCATACCCGCTATCGAATTTATTTGTATCATAACTGTCTATAAGGAATTCTATGGCGTCCATGAGGTCATCATGGTAGCCCCCCCTAATCCTTTCTATTGTTTCCTTTGTTATCTTATTCATAGGGTAATGATTTAAGTTCTTTTACGAGTTTTTTAAGTAGGCGGTATTCTCCCCATGTCAGCCTTATAAGGACACCCCTTGAACTTATGTCGGCGTCAAAGCCCTCGCCATTCTTCCACTCGGTAACTTCAATATAATCATTTTCATTTGCAAAATGACAAAATTCTTTTGTGGTGGCATATACCGAATTTCTTTTATAGTTTTCCATAATGTTTATGTTAAATAGTCATTGTTCCATGTTGATTTATTTGTAATATAGTCAACCCATTCCCATGTTTTCCTGGCTTTTTTTATGTCTTTGTCTGAGTAATAAAGATACCATAGCACCATTTCCCAATATAGGTCTTCGTCGTCTACGGAGGCCACCCACCACGAACAGAACTGCCATCCGAAAAACCATATCTGAAATGACGGCGACCACTCAAAACGCGGTGTGCCATACTTGTCTTTCCATCCCAAACCATACCTGACAACCGCCATAGGCCAGCCATAGCTTATATCATAACCAAACAACCTGATGTAACTACATCTTAAAAACTTTGGTCTTTTCTTGCGTATTGTAAGTATAGTTCTGTTAAAGTTCCATGGGTCAAAATATGGTGTGCCATGTCTTATTCTACCGAAGTAATACCTCTTGCGGGGTAACACGAAAACCCCGTCAATCTGTTTCAGTATCTTTTTAAAGCTTTTCATCAGTCCCATTCAAATGCTGTGGGGTCCCTGTTTTCCAGTCCGCACCTGAGTGCTAATTCCACATCACAATGATAAATTATCATTTCATTATCTATCATCATACATGTTATTCCACGTAATGCATCGTGAAACTTTTCCATATTTATGTCAGGGTATTGCTTTAGCAGGGTTTGTATTTCCTTGCCGGTAAATCCTTCTTTGTTTTTTGTTGGAAAGTTATTCACTATGTCGGTTATTTTATTCATCGCCCGCTAAAGTTTAAACCACAAAAGTAAATAACAGAATTGATATTTCCAAATAAAAAGGTAATTATTTTCTTCTGATCCCCGCAAAAGATATTATTTACTTCCATTATGTATTAACTTTTGTCGGACTTTTGGCGTTCTTCTATTTTCTTAATAGCTTCTGTTAAGTCTGCCACAATATCCTTTGCATCGGCCAATGGTAAAACGATAAACCTATCATAACCATCATTATCGCTAAGTATAACAAATAAATCATCATTTGCATTAAGGTAAATCTGAAGCTCAGAATAGTTATAATCTGTTTTTTCTGCTTTATAAATTTTGTTGTGTGCCATTTTTTATAAGTTTTAAATTAGTATTATTACTTTTGTCGGCTCAAATATAAATAGTATTATTGGAAAAAACAAAAAATTCACTTAAATAATTTTCCCCCTAAATAAGAATATATTTCTTTCTTTTCTTTTCCTTTCCTTTGTTGACATGTGTTGACATGTGTTCAACAAGTGTTAACATGTGTTGACATTTGTTGACATTTGTTCCTTTTCTTTTGCTAATTTAGCAAGTTTTTTTTCTTCTTTACGGCGCTTTGCACTTTCTTTCCCCGCCTTAGACCTTTTCTTTGATAATTCCTCTCTAATAGCTATATTTCTCACCACCCTTTCTGACCAAAACATTTCACCATCTGCTGTAAAAAGCCGATATGGGTTTATACACTCATAGATAATCTTTTCTACTTCCTCGGGTGTTAATTTCATTTGGATAGCCACCGACATATATATATATTTTTCAAATGGAAGGTGGTGGTTTCTATCCTCATGTAGCATTTCTATCAATCGCCAATACACGCCATAGCCAGTAGCGCCAAACTGACTTAAGAACGACTGCATCTTAGGATCATTGGTTGGATTGTAGTCGTGTGGAAAATAATAAGCGTCTTTCTGCTTGCTCATGTGACTTTATTTAATTAAGACCCCCACAAAGTAACAAACCCAATAAAGGGAAAGTCACGAACCTTTAATGGGAATTATTACCTGCGAGGGTCTATTGTTATTCTTAAGTTTGCTGATTGTTGTGACTTTTACCATAGCGCAAAGATACAAATAATATTTTTATCATAATCCCCGCAAAAGTAAAATTAATATATTTAAAAAGCAAGAAAAAGTTTGGAAATTTTAAAATTATGATTAACTTTGTGGGCAGAAGCAGTCAGTAGACATAGAAAGGAGAAACAGAAGATGATGACAATTAAAATTGAATCAGCACGTAAATCTGAATTTGGTTGGGTTGAGGAAACCCGACTTATCGAAACAAAACCAAATGAAATATATCTAAGAAAAATTGGGTATGTTACATTTGATGACTTCCTGAAATCTCAGTCTGAATACGCAAGTAATACTAATCATGCCGTACCCACTGCGGAGTTCGGTGATTCACCAAAACCCGAAACTAAAGATAGGGAACGGTGGTATTTGGTTGGTAATTATTATGTGGACGAGAGAATAATACACGGGTTTATCGTTTTTAATGGTATGGTTTATATAATGCAAGACGGCAAAACCGTTGATAAGATTGCCATAGGCGACCAAAACGACGAAAAACTTTAATTTAACAAATAAAAAGACTGCTTCTTTTTTCAATAAAAAATTTGCATTTTAAAAAACTATTATTAACTTTGCATTTGGTTTATTTCAAGCATGCCCGCCAGGGAAATAACAGAATATTCCTGATAATAATATGGTTAGACAACCTGGCGGGTTTCGGAAGTTCTTTTAAACAACATAAAAAGGAGGTAGCCATGACGTAAGAACCAATAAATTACGACAGTGGCACAAAGAAAAAAAGAAAAGTCCAAAAGCGGAAATAAGAAACACGGACGTAACAAACGTCCTGTTAATTCCGCGATGAGTGCGTATGTTCGGGGCAAAATCAGCCTCGATAGCTATTTGAAACAGACGAAAAAGTCTGAATGACATGATGGCGAAGGCAGAGGTGGTAAGGGTGGTAAGGACGAATGTGAACTGAAAGTTCTGTAAAGAAGCCTTCGCCTGACATAGCGGTGGAGTGAAACGGATAAATAAATCATTCGAGTCTCATAATCTCGAGATAGTGGGTTCAACTCCCACGACCGCAACAAGATTAAACAATGATAAAAATATGGCTTTATTAAGATTCCCTATTTTATTTACTGAAGAAGAGTATGAGAAGGCAGAAAACCTTGGTCTTGATCCCAAAACAAAGAAAGGGTGGGTGGTGATAAACACTGTTACTATCTGTGCCTATAATGAAATGGATAACGGTAATGTCCTTGTACGTATGGCAAATGGGGAATGTTATGAAATCCCGCTATTGGTAAAAGATTTTGAAAAGATATTAAAAGATATAGAATCTATGGTGGAACTCACTACCATAGGTGGTAATTAGTTCTTTCTTTGTTTTGTTCTGGCAGATGGGTCTGCATGGGAACGCCGGGGTTAGTCCCCGCGCCATTCATTTATAAAAGACATTAACAGGCGTGGGGGAAGTCCTCATTCATTAACCATTGTCGTTGTTCGGCGTGCGTGGCGACATAATTTGTGATACCCCTATCGGATATGGGGCGCTGTAAGGTGATACACAATGGAACAGGCAAAATTAAAATACCCGCCTTTTCGGGGCGGGTTTCTTTATTTACGGGTTTTGATTATCGGGCATCCGAACGCAAGAGCAGGTTTTTTCTTGCGGGTGTTATTTCGGTACTTCGCTTATGGCTGACAGCGCCACAGTCCTTACACCTTACTGTTTCATATCTGTTCATTGGTGTGTAATAATAAGAATCGGTTTCTTCGATATTAAATGAACCACAATTAGGGCATGCGGGTGCCTTGGCTTGCATGATAAGTGGTAGGTTGGGATGTGATTTTATCCATGGTCTGAGCTCTATATAAACTTCCTCAAGAAGTGTTACGTCTTGTTCACAGTATTTTTCCATATATTTCAATTGTTTGGCATCGCCTTCCTCGCAATCTATCCAAAGCTGATAATTTGTTTCTAACTTTTCTTTTCTTATCATTAGTTTGCCAAGGTAGTTAAGCGAATTAGAAGAAAACCGGAAGTGTTTTCTGCCTACCTTACAAGTGTCTATTGCCTGATAGGGTAATGGTGGCTTTAGTCCGTTTAATATGAAGCGTGTGTTCGCCTTGGGTAGATCGAAGGCATTGCCGTTGTGTGTAATTATAATGTCAGAATCATTTATTAAGTTCCATAATGACTTACATATCCTACTGTCATTGCGTTCCCTGGCTTCTTTGGAAGTAACGAAATCAGACATTATTTCCTGGTCGAAAAGCCATTTGGCACTCCACCCCAATATAAACCAATCCTTAATTATCTGTTGGTGTGTTATGTATTGTTTGCCAAGTTGCCAAAAACCCCCTATTATCCTTGCTGTTTCTATATCTAATAACAATACCTTCGGCTGTTGGGTTTCGTAGAAACTTTTTGCCCGAAGGTATCTGTTTAGTGTTTCTTCTTTTATCTTAAAATGCTCTATTGTTTTGGTGAGGCCATGTTCATTCATAAAAGTAACTACTTCGTCAATACGGTCGGGTGTTGTGGAAAATGCCATAATTTCTTATTTAGTATGAATTAAGTTATCTGTATTTTCTATAAATGTATCGAATGATTTCTTACGGTGTTTTTCTTTTTTCTCTTTGAAGATTTTTGCGTCGCTTATTCTTCTTTGGTAGCCATAGTCGGCGCCATTAGCCCATATTTCCTTTAAGTTATTAAGTATTGTTTCTCTTGGCGGCTGTATCTTGTGTATCTTATCAGCCACGCTAAAGAGATAGTCCATGGGATATTTAGGGCTACTTCTTTTGGTCTGTTTCTTTTTCGCCATAGTTATTGATTTTTGATAATGATTGCAAAAGTAAGTATAACAATCGAATATTCAAAATAAAAAGACGAATATTTTCTATAAGACCATTATTTTCGTAGAAAGTCTGCCATAGAAAACCCGCAAGAGGTAAAATATTTCTATTTATCATCAAAAACAAAGAAAAATGGAAATATATTTGGAAATTACAAAAACTGTTTTTATCTTTGCAAAAAGACAAAATATCGTCCATGGACAACACGGTTCAGAGAGAACAGAATTTCACAGAGACACTTTCAACCATACATGAGAAGCTGACACTAATGTTTCTGAGTATAAAGGAAAAGAGAGAGTTGGTAGATAGTGAGGAAATGCGAACCATCTTAGAACCCATACACAGGGCTTGGTATGATGGTGAATATAGTTTTCACACGCAGGAATTGGATTTACCGACAGAAAGTCCTGTCCAACAGGGATTGTTCAGTCAGGTCGTCAGCGCTATAACACAGGAAAAGGAAAATGTGGCAGATAAAAATACTGGCACGGAAGTTGACAATGGGGAAGAAAAAAGGAAAGATGAATAGAGTAAGATTATTAACACAGTTGTTTAGTGATGCTTTTGGCGACATTTATTGTCCTGAAGTAACAAGTTGGACTGCACGGGGTATGTGGGTTGACCCCGATAAATATGAAATCCGCCCAAAGAAAGAATACTATGAAACCCTCGTAAAGCACAAGGAAGAAGAAATAAAGCGTGTAGAGGAAAGGTTGTCCACGCTAAAGGAAGAAAAGGAAACCTTGCAAAAGGAAAGAAAAGCATTAGAATAGACAATACCTTAAAAACAAGAATTGGTTGTTGACAGATCAACTTGGAAGGTGAAGGGAAATTAGTTTTTCCCTTTTTTATTTGGATTTTTCAAAAGAATGATATATCTTTGGCGGAAAATAAATTTATGAAGAAGAAAAAACTGCGAAAGAGAATAAGACGATTGGAACAAGAAAATCAGCGTTTACATGATGATATTGTTGTTCTTATATCCGAAGATAAAGACGCAATAAGTGTCACAAAAGCCCGTTATTTACTTAACAAGAGGTTTGATGATGCCCTTTGGGACGGGAACATTGTTGGGGGCATTAACGTGAAATACAAACATCCTTTTAATATTAATTATTTATGAAACGCAAAGATTTTTTAAGAAAGATAGGACTGGGTGCGATTGGTGTTGCTGTTGCACCAATGCTTATTTTAGAAAACAAAAGAAAAACCTCTGGGGAGCGCCATCTTAAAAAAACAGGGTTTTATAGAAAATATCCGCTCACATATAGGCAATGTTGGTCGCCCGGGGAAATATTAAAAATATATAAGCAAACGGGAGGATTAATCATGTGTTCCGTATAAATAATGATTTCAGTCCTCATTCCAACCATAAATGATACCGAGCTTGGCGACACACTAAAGCTATTAAGAGAAACTACCGAGTATTCCTCGGATGTTGAGATAATAATAATCAATGACGGCGGCGATATACCAAATTGTGATTTACAAAATGGTAAACTGATAAACAATGGCAAGAATTGGGGTGTCGGTTATTCTTTCGACAGGGGGGCAAAACACGCAAAGGGTGATATTATTATCATTATGGGTTCTGATGTACGCCCAAGGCACGGATGGCACAAAAAGGTGTTCAACACCGTCTCAAACAACCCCGGTATTTTGGGTTGTGCTGTCAGCGTAGGGCTGAACCCCAAAAGAATGAATATGGAAGATAAGGGGTGTTTTAGGCGATATGGGGCAGACTTATTATTTACGGTGTCTGAGGACGACCTGCCAGAGAAGTCCGCTCTAAGGGGAAAAGAAGGCGGTTATACGGCATTATTTAAAGGTAAGTGGAAACACGGTAAAGAAAACGATAGTCCCTATGAAATACCATGTCTTATGGGTGCATTTTATTTCACAAGCAAGGATTATTATTTTAAACTTCATGGCTGGGACACAGAAGAAGGTAATCCCTGGTGCGGACATAGATATTGGTCGGGTCTTGAACCCCACATAAGCCTTAAATCATGGTTACATGGTGGTGGCTGTATGCTATACCCCGACATAGAGGCAGGACATGTTTTTGCAAGGCTAAGAAGATCACGCAGATACAGGCATGGGTTGCGTAGTGCTGAATGGATGTGGTGGAATTCGCTGTGGACACTTGAGACAATGATACTAGATGCCGACTTGAGAAAAAAACTATATGACTTTCCTATTCCTGAACTGAACCTCGGCAAAGCTAAAAAAATGATAAAAGATCATTATTCAGAAGTAGAGAGAATCAGAGAAAGAAACCGCCAAGAGTTCAAATACGACCACACAATATTTACAGATAGGTTTGGGTATGAGTTTAATTTTTAGAATAATAAAGAATTTCTTTTTCTTATTGTGGGTATCGCATAAGTTGAAATTCAAAAAAACAGAATGCCATCCCAATCGTATGTCATATTATCGCCATGCATGGAGGCTCGCTAAAGAAATATCTGTTAATTAAATTAATGGCATACTATAAAGTTACAACATATAAATTAAAATCCTTGGGTTTAAGAAGAAATCCCAATATTATGCAATTTGGCAAATATTGGGTTATTGAACCACATCCAACATACGACAACAAAGATAACGGGGGAATATGGGTAACAAACTCATTATCGAATGCCCGCAAACTTAAAAAATATTATGAAGAAAGATACGGTATGGCAAGAATATTTGAATGTCAAATAGGAGATATACTATATCAAAATAGTTATCGCACCAAAACAGACAAGGTGAAACTCGCCAAAGAAATACTTGTTAATTAAATTATAACTATGGATAAACAGGAAAGAAAACTCATTGGGGATATTTTCAAAGAAGAATTAGACAGATTAAATGTCTTATGCGAGAGGGATGTGTATATTGATGATTATTATAGTACGGTAGAAGAAGCCGTCATAAGAACCGTCCAAAGATATCTTATAAGAGATCATCTAAAACCTGTGTCAAAATAAAGTGTTACCTTTACATGGTAGATAGGCGGAGATGATCTCCCGCCGACAAGAGGGTTGTCTTCGGTTATCCTTCTTCTACCATTTTCAAAACCGAATTAATTAAAAACGAAGGGAAATGCCAAAATCAAAGACAAAAGACTGCCAGGGGATAAGTCTTAACAAAAGACGCAACAGGTGGGAGGTTACTATTATCTATAAAAGGAAGCGCTATTATTTGGGTTCTTATCACAACAAAAAGATTGCACGGGCTGTATGGGAGTCCAAGAGAGATGAATTTTATGGGACAGAATCAGTACTCGACTTGCGTGGCGAGGTTTGGATTAAAATGGATAAACATAAGGGGGAATATTATGTTAGCAATAAGGGGCGAGTAAAAAACCTAAATTTTAAGGGCATGGGCTACGAAAGATTGTGTGGTATCATACCTTCGCATGGCTATAATCAAGTAAAGATAAATAGGGAGAGTTATTCTATACATCGGTTAGTTTTACAATATTTTAAGGGAGAATCCGACCTTCCGGTTAATCACAAGGACGGAAATGGAACAAATAATATTTTAGAAAACCTAGAGTATGTTAGTCAGCGGATTAATGGTTGCCATGGTTATTTTGTTGTGAACAAAAGAAATGTCCTAACGGGGGCACATTGGGATAAGTGGAATAATAGTTGGCGGTCTGAAATAAACATTAATGGTAGATTGGTATATTTAGGGTCTTTTAATACATCCATAGAGGCATGCGATAGATACTTACGGGCATTATTGGATTATGGCCTTCAGGATGATTATGATTATATTGTCGAAATGATTGGACATAAACCCCATGTCGGAAATTAGTATTATCTTTGCACTCGTATCATTAACTTTGATACCGTTGAAACAACGACCAGAGTGTTAAATTTAAAACAGTTTTTGACATGTTAGCATTAATTCAAGCAACCCGGTGGGAAGATCGTAGGGATAGTTCATTCCGAGTTCACCCACTTGATTTACACAAGGATTCGTATAGATATTTTCTTATCAATCCGAATCGAATTACAGAGATGAAGGTTGATGCCGCCACGGGGGGCAGCTACTTCAAATTTTCTGATAATCACCGAGATCGCCGTGAAGGAAATTCCGTTGTATGGTGTAATAGCACTGTAAGTGAGCTACAAGTCGCGCACGACACGGCCTATGCGTCTAATTTTGTGACACTTCCGTTCTTTCCGAAAAACGACCCAAACAGGACGCCCGTAGATACGACTATTGATGTTTCAGACATAGCCTATTTTTGTGAATACAACCCCGATCCAGATAATTATGTGTGGTTGGTGCACAATTCTAAGGCTTTTAAAAGAAAAGAGCAATTAGTCAACCTTAATCTTGATGAGGCAGAGGATATTGTAGAGACAGGTACTACAAGTACGACCACTACTTCTGAGGCAGAGACCACAACTACACAACACCTGTAACATTAAAAGCTATTTGATATGTTATTTGTTACGAGCGTAGATATATGGACGAGCAAAAAGCCCGCTAAGTTACTTAAGGATGCTTGGGGGACTTATTTCCTGTTAAACACTAATAGGATAATTGAGATGAGGGTCAAGGGTACTGATGATACTAAGTTTTGGTATGCACAAGACCCTGACGATGCACGGGATAGCCCCGACTATCTGGAGTGTGGTGCTTCGAGGGCTGTCATCACGGCATGGCATGATGCTACCGCAGACAGCAAGTTTGTTTCTTTGGACATATTTCCCAATATGGATATAACGCAAACGGCTGTGGCGACGACAATAGAATGGGCGGACATTGCCTATATTTATCAGACCTACAGGGATGTGTTGGATAATGTAGCCCACATGACATATTATGCCAATGCTTTTCAGAGGGTTGAGTGTATTATAGAACACAACCTGCTTGGGATATTGGCGTTACAGAACGCACATTAATACCATTACGAAATTCTATCATAAGAAACGACCCGTCAGTGATGGCGGGTTTTTTATTGTGTATTGTAATATAAAATAATTGCGAAAATATTTGGTGGATTCAAAAACATGTTTTATATTTGCAGAAGTTCTTTGAAGGTATAACCGACAAATGGGGTTCCTATAAAAATACAATTGGATGTAAATTACCCCCCGCCGGTTTTCGATACGAGACAAAGAGAGTTCCTATAGACCCTGTAAAGGGTCAGCCTCTTAAGCTGATATTTACTCTCCGTCTTTTTATTTTTAATAGGTAAAGGGTGTTCCTATACAAATCAATGCTTATGATAAATACACCCCACTTTTAAAATAAATAACATGAATACTTTAAGGTTATTCAATGCGGTAATCGCAAAAGAATCTACAGAAAAACCCTTCGTTTCAGAAGAGGGATTTATCATTGAATCAAATGCTCTTTGGGCAAAAAATAGGATATTGGAATTCTATCTCAAGGAAAAGTTAAGTGGTAACGATCTTAACAAAACATTTCACAAATCATGGGCTAAAATTAAAAACAGCTCTCGGTTTGAATTGTTTGTTGAGCAGATATTTCATTATATTTCTACATACGGAAGTGATTTTCAGGACGAAATATATATTCCCGATGAAGTATTAAATGTACCTGACGTAAAGTTGTCATACAAGGTTGTCCGTGCATATTCCAAGGAGGAAATGACGGATAAGTGTTTATCACTATTAAAATCAGGTATAGCATTAAAGGAGGAAACAATTAATGAGGTGTTATCGGTGCTTGTTGAAGAACTGGATTATTCCTTTACGGGAAATGAGAAAATCAGAAACAAAGAGGCTGTTATAAAAATAGCAGATATTTATGGCGTTCTGCCCAATGACACCATGGAGTTTTTCAGATATATTATATATCGGGCTACGGGGCAGTCTCTTCTTATTAAGAGCAATGATTTGATAATGAAAATTAAAGAAGGGAATTATAATCCGTCGGTTCAGTTTAATAAATTCGGATTAGAAAAATTGGCAACGATATTTAATCGTTTTAAGCCATTATTCTTGGCATTTAAACCCAAGTGCGGAAAAACGATCAATAAAATTGCGAAGTTGTCTAAAAAGTTTCATAAACCTCTCGTTGTCAACCCCCTTAATACCGCAACAAGTGAGCTGATGGGGGATGATGATAGACATTGGTTGGATAATGCTACGCCGTACGCTTTATTTAAAGTATTATCGGCATGTTATACGAGAGCGAGCGGCCAAGAGTCTTTCGTTTATCGGATTAGAAACGGGAAATCCTGGGTCAAGGAAAAGGAAACTATTTTGAGGGTGAACAAGTTAAATTTTGATTTCATTATAAAGTATCTGAAAGAAAGATATGATTTATCAGAAAAGAAATTCTTTTTGCCTGCTGATATAAAATATGCCCTTCCTACATCAGAAAAAATGTTTGTTGGCAATATTCCCACAGGAACGAGATTTTATGGCAGGAAGTTGGCGGTTGGGATATATTGGGAGGACGCATGGGGGGCAAGAGACCTCGATCTTTCGGGGTTGACGCTTTCAGGGCATAAGGTTGGTTGGAATGCAGAATATGATTATGGCGAAGGACAATTAATGTATTCTGGCGATATTACATCCGCCCCCAATGGTGCGGTAGAGTACCTGTATGCCAACAAAGGGCTTCGGGAATCGGTTTTAATAAAAAACAATGTTTATTCGGGAAGTAATGAATGTGATTATAAAATCGTTATTGGGTTGGGGGATAAGATTTCTGTGGATTATATGATGAACCCAAATAATCTTTTTATAGAAGTCAAATGTAAGTCCGTACAAAAACAGACCATATTGGGGATTCTTACTCCAAAGAAAATGGGGCAGTGCTTTGTATTGCTTAATTTTGGGGCGGGACATGTAAGGGTGTCGGGCAACAGTAAGATATCTAATATCGCCCTTAAGTCACTATATGAACAATGGAACAAACCGTTTTCATTTAATAAATTGATTAAATTATTGGGGGCGCAGATTGTTGAAAACAAAGAGGATGCAGATTATGATTTCTCGTCTGATAATTTAGAAAAAGATTCTTTTATTAAGATATTTTAATTATCTTTGCACCATGATTAGAATACAGCATATAGAGCAACCGCAACAGCCAAGAGCCGATATTGGGTCTGGATAGGTGTTCTATGTGTTTATAATACAGAGCCTTCTGGACTATTTCAGAGGGCTTTTTTTATTTCGGAAGTATGGTGTAATCAGGTAGCATACGTGCCTTGGGCGCACGGGGAGTAGTTCGAATCTAATATTTCCGACAATATTGGCACATAGGTTAATGGTAAGACCTCTCGGCTTATACCCCAGCAGTCCAAGTTCGATTCTTGGTGTGCCAACGGTGGTTATGGTGTAATGGCAACATAACTGTTTGTGGAGCAGTGGTTATCAGTTCGAGCCTGATTAATCACCCCATGCTCGGTTCTTCTAACGGCAGGAAATCGGGTTTTCACCCCGGCAATAGCGGTTCAATTCCGCTACCGAGTACGATAATGCCTTGTGGTGTAATAGTAACACATAACACTTTGGATGTTATGTTTTCGGTGCGAATCCGAACAAGGCATCAAAATAAATTTGGAAATTTAAAAATATGTATTATCTTTGTACCAATAAAAAACAAAAAATGCAGTTAGTCAGAAAGAATATGGTGAATATTGACCGCACAGGCGCAACCTTGCGAGGGGGTATTCCTATATGATTTCTGTAAGAAACAACAGGGATGCCCTCAAGAGATTGGGGGCATTTTTTATTGGCTCATAGTTTAATAGTAGAACGCATCTCTGATACGGATGTAGCCTAAGTGCGATTCTTAGTGAGCCAACAATAGCGGGTTGTGTAGAAATAGTATCTCGTCAGTCTCATAAGCTGAAGTTATGGGTGCAATCCCCATACCCGCTACAATGGGAATATGGTGAAATGGGTATCACGATGGACTGTTAATCCTTCGTTATAGGTTCAAGTCCTATTGTTCCCGCAAAGTCCTTGTGGTGTAATGGAGAGCACAAGTGTCTTCTAAGCATTTAGTCAGGGTTCGACTCCTTGCGGGGACACTAAATACCCTTGTAGGCTCCTTGGTGGAGAACCAGATTGTCACTCTGGTAAAACAGACGGATCGTAACCGTTCAGGGGTGCAAGCGGGTTGCAATGTACCAAGGCTGGCGAGAGACCCTTGCAAGGTTTTTGGCTCGGTTCGATTCCGAGGCGATCCACAAGCAGGATAGGTGTTGATGGTTGCATAAGAGCCTTCCAAGCTCAAGGAGTGAATTCGAATTTCACATCCTGCTCAATGGGCGATTAGTTTAATGGACAGAATATATCGCTACGGACGATATGGTGAGGATTCGATTTCTTCATCGCCCACCAATGACCCTATAATTTCAACAGTAGAATCCCATCCTTTTAAGATGGTTGTCTTGGGGCGGAACCAAGTGGGGTCACAAAGGCAGGTTAGTTTAAGCGGCAAAACACGTGATTTGTAACCATGAGATACGGCTTCGATCGCTGTACTTGCCTCAAATAGCCCGATAGTGTAGCGGTTAAGCACGGCACCCTTACAAGATGTCAGCCACAGTTCGAGTCTGTGTTGGGCTACAAAAAAACATAAATATATTTGTTTATTTAAAAATTATTATTAATTTTGCAGATTATGAAAAATCTATGGTGTTCATATAGTTTATTTTCACTCTTGCTCTTGAGGCGAGGCGGATAAACTATATCTACCAAAGATATATTGAAGCCTCGCTTATAAAGCGGGGTTTTTTGTTATGGGGAATTGACGTAAATGGCAACCGTATTGGGTTTAAGCCCCAAGTTTGAGAGTTCGAATCTCTTGTTCCCCACATGGTCGAGTGACGTAACAGGCAACCGTATCCGTCTCAAAAGCGGAGTTTATGGGTTCGAATCCCATCTTGACCACAAAGCTCAGGTAGTAAATTGGCAAAGCAACTTGACTTAGGATCAAGGATTTGTGAGTTCGAGTCTCACCCTGAGTACTATGGATGGCTAAACCACAGTAGGTCTAAGTGGGACGGTCTTGAAAACCGTAGGTCGCTCAACACGGCGTGTAAGTTCGAGTCTTACGCCATCCGCGAAGGGACGGCTTGGCATTAGTGAGCCTAAGAGTCTGTAAAACTCCCGCTTCGGCTGTGGTGGTGCAAATCCATCTCGTCCCACCAAGGAGAGTAAATCATCAAGGCGATGACTACGCCCGCTAAGCGATAGGTTCTGAAAGGAATGGGACTCGGGTTCTCTGCTCTCCGCAAACAGGGATACCCATTGGAGTGGTAAGCGGTCTCCAAAACCGTGATTTGAATGTTCGACCCGTTCTATCCCTGCTATGGAGAAGTAGCTGAGTCGGTTCAAGCGTCGGACTGAAAATCCGAAGTAGATGAGTTCAATTCTCATATTCTCCACCAAGACCCAATAAAAGCACAAAACGTGGTTTGCAAAACCATGGGGGACGGTGCGATTCCGTCTTGGGTCTCTAATATATTTCTTACCTTTGCATAAAACAAGAATAGTATGGGCAAGAAACAACCGCCAAAGGCAGAAAAGAAACTTTCCTTTGAAACAGACTTTGAGTTACAGGAAGAAACCCGCCTAAAGCTACGTCCCGAAGATATAGTAAAGATAAAAGAGGAAGCAGGCAAACTACCCGATGACTTTAATCCTTATGGGAACTATATGCCCGAAAAACTCAGATTTCTGGGCGACGAACCACCCCCAAACACCAAAAGATTTGTTGGAATAAATGTGGATGATGATGATCTGACACCGATTTATGTAAGCACACCCGCCCCCCCGCCGAAAGAATTAATAGATTATCACGACCTACCACCCACAGAACAATATTGGCGGCGTATGGAAGTACCCAAACGACTGCATAAATTAGAAGAGAGAGCCTTCCTTGCGCTATTTGAGGTAGAAAGAAGAAACAGGCAGGAAACAGTACAGGGCTATAGGATTTATCAGAAATATTGGGAAATATTAGAAGCAGAACAGGATAAATATGCGGAAGAGATAGCATGGATAAAAAAGATGTGGTGGTACAGGACTAACGGCTATTGGTTCTATAATGATGGCGAACCCGCCTATTGTACTGGTGAATATTTTGATTATCTTAACTTTTGGTATATAAAGGATGGTGAGACACATGTGGAATTCAGGGAAGAGGATCGGGTTATTTCTATTTTTTCACATTATCTAAGAACAACAACCGAGTCTTTCGCCAACATAAACCCCACCACGGGTAGGGCAATGAAAAATAAAGATGGCAAGTATGATATGGTGGATGTCGGTGCAAGAGTATTTTTCGGTGACATGAAACCGAAATTCAGGAGGTGTGGGGAAACGCAATGGGCGTGTCACGGGATATGGCTTGGTGCGAGTACGACACCCGCCGCTTATGGTACTATCATATCCATGGATGGTGAAAACGCACAAAAGCACTATTACAAAAAGCTAATACCCGCATGGAATAAATATCCTATGTTTCTCAAGCCAATATGGATGGGTACGAAACGTCCCACAAATATTAAGTTGATAGAACCACCCAATGTATTTAATCCCAATATGGAGGGATTGGGTTCTAATATTGATTATACAGAAAGCTCCGGGGTGTCGAAGAATGATGGTGATACATTACATTTTTGTCTCTCAGACGAGGAGGGAAAAAGTAAGTCACCTATAGCCGAAAGGTGGAGTGTAAATAAGATAGCTATGTCAACGGGTGGTGGGTCTAACATCCTTAATAACGCTTATGCGTGGCATCCGAGTACCGTTGAGGATATTGGTGACGGTGCGCCAGAGTATTTTAAAATGTGGCAACTATCTAATTTTTATGAAAGGATACCCATACTTGGGCAGACACACTCGGGGTTGGCAAGGATTTTCATTCCCGCATATAAGAAACTCGAGGGTTTTATTGACAGGTGGGGTAAGTCGGTATCGGATACACCAACGAAACGACAGATAAAATACAGTCCACGAGCCAAATTTGCACTCACGGGCAAGGGTGCAAGGGAAACACTACAGGCAGTTCTTGATTCCTTGTTAGCCAAGGGGACACCCGAGGCACTTGAGGCATACAGGTCAAGGCGCAGAAAGTTCCCGATGAAGTCGGCAGATGCATGGTTGGGGAGTTCGGGTAATGTGGGTTTCAACCTTGAGATAATAGACAAGCGTATAGAGGAACTCAATAGGATAAAGTCTTTTGGCAAGATGAATTATAAAACCGGGTATTTTTACAGGGAAAACAATCATCCACAGGGCGATGTGTTGTGGCGTACAGACCTCGACAACCCCAAGTTTATCATGTCCAAGGACTTACCACAGGAATTAACCAACAGAAGGAGTGTGGTCGACTTTTACGATGGTCTCAGGCAACAGTGGAAGAAATCATGGACACCAGTAGACGGATATAAATTCACCCTTGGGGTGGATATGTTCAGAAATCTATCGCCCGTAGAGGCAAAACAGGCATCTAAATTTGGGGGATTTACCAATAACTCCCGCCAGAGTAATGGTGGTATAGCTATTCTATGGGAATATGATTCAGAATATCCCGATAGTGGCAGGTGTGTATTGTCGTATAATTATCGTCCATCGACACAAAAAGAGTTTATGGATGATGTTCTTATGGCGGCACAGTATTTCGGGGCAATGATATATCCCGAACAAAACGTAGAGCGGTTTATTGAGTATATGTTTGATGAGGGCTATGGCGGGTATGGGCTTTATGATATTGATTTGGTAACTGGTAATATAAAGAAACTACCAGGGCGATATACTACAAAAGAAAGCCTGCAAGAGATGTTCAGGGAATATAAGGACTATATAGAACGTAAGGGTGCGGAAGAAGAACACGATGATTTGCTAATGCAGATGAAAAACATACGTGGGGTAGAAGATGCTACACGTAATGACCTTTTCGTTGCTTTCGGTATGTGTCTTCTTGGAAGTAAGTCCCGTGTCAGGGAAATTATAAAGCGTGAAGACTTTGGTGAGGCAATAGCAATAGACGATATTTTTTAAATTAGTAACTTTGCATCAAATTTAGTTACGAATGAATCTTGCACAGAAGAATTATGTTGAGGGTGAGTATAGTTTCCCCCGACAAGACATAAATCCGAAAGAGAAAGACGAATCCTACCATAGACGTAATACCGAAGCTATATATTCCCTATTTTGTAAAGGAAAAACAGCCTGGGGTGTCAATGCCTATGATTACTTTCAGACATTAAGGGATTACTCATGCGGCAATCAGTCTACAGACCGCTATAAATCATGGTTATTATCAGACCAGTCCGAGGGTGCTACAGAGACAGTGGCGACGGATTCTTTTGATAGCATACCCCTGTCGAGGGTCAGCAAAAAAGAGGGATGGTATGCCATGATGTGGCAGAACATAAGTCCTGCGCCGACGATACTTGAAGCCCTGCATGGGCAATTTGATAAGTTAGATCACGACCTGTATGTTAATGCCATTGATTCCAACTCCAAAGACATAGAAGAAAATGAGGCGTTCCTTAAATATTTTGAAGGGAAGAACCTTGCATGGCAGACAGAGTATAAGCAAAAGGCGGGCATACCTATAGACGAAGAGGTTTATTATCCCAAGTCACAACAGGAATTTGAGATGTTTAAGGCTCAAGACGGCTTTAAACTTGGTGTGGCACGCAGTATGCAAAAACTACTTCGTTATTCCTTTGGTGTAAGTAAGTGGGATACGGTGGCACGCAAGAAGGTGATAGATGATATTATATGTCTGCGTTATGGTGCTTTGAGAGATTATTATGATAGTGAGGATCATAAGTTCAAGACCAAGTGGGCAGACCCCGCAAGGACGGTAATACAATTTTCCAATGAATCCGACTATAGTGATAGTGAATATGGCGGGTATTTTGAATTCTGGACTATATCCAACCTAAAGAGGAAAAGACCCGATGTGGATGAAAGTAAATGGAAGGCTCTTGCACGCTCATCGAATGCCATGGGATTTCTTGATAACCCACGCACATGGAACGACAAATACAGCGCATTAGACCCATCTACACATCTATATGGCTATGATAGCTTCAAAGTACCAGTATTCTGGGGTGTGTGGATAGATATGGATGCACAGAAAAGACAGTATTATACGTCTTATGGACGTAGGCTTGTGCGGGATTTGGAATATGACGAAGAAGGCAAAAACACCGAAAACAAAGAAGTAAAGACAGTCCATATAAGAAAGGTAAGGGAATGTTATTGGGTGATAGGCACAGAGATAACTTTTGATTCAGGTGTTGTTAAGATGGCATCCCGCAAGGGATATAGCAAACCGCAACTACCCATACATGTAGAACAGCTATTACAGCCTTCGATAGTAGAAAGGCTTATCCCTATCTTAGATCAGATAGAACTGACATTCTTACGATACCAGAACTCTCTTGCACAGATGGTAGAAAACGGTTATGCCCTGAACACCTCTATGCTTGGTAATGTGACCTATGGCGGGAAGAAACTAAAACCCGCAGAGGTGGTTAAGTTATTCAGGCAGACAGGATTCCTGTTGTATCAGTATGCGGCAGGAACAGGGTTATATACAGGTGGTGTAGCCACACCCATCACAGAGATAGAGGGGGGTATGAAGAAACGTGTCGAAGAGACATTACAGACTTTAGATATGTGGTTTGGCGTTATAAAGTCCATGACGGGGATAGATGTTGTCGCATTGGCGACGACCCCCGTAGCCACAGACCCCAAAGAGCTACCGGCAGGACAGGTGCAGATAACACAAAACGTGCTAAAGACTATCATGTACGCTACCTCTGAATTAAAGCAGAGTGTGGGTGAGTGTATGATGCGCAGGATACAGACGGGCATAAGAACGAACAAATCTATACGCAAGGCTTATGCGGGTGTTATAAGTAATGCCGACATGGAGGCTATTGTGAGGATGGAAGCCGAGGGTACGCAGTATGGGCTGACACTCAAACCGAAACCCGACAAGATAGCCAAGGCAAGGTTCGAGAAATGGATTGACATAGCCCTACAAAACACGAGAGAACAGCGTCCGGGCATAGACCTTAATGATGCTATATACTTCATGTCACAACTTGAGAACGGTGCTGACCTGACCGAATTAGAGAAACAGCTTGAATATGCTATTGAGAAGAATAAGCAAGAGGCACAGGCTAATTCTGAAAGGATGATGCAGGTACAGGCAGAGGAAAACCGCAAGAGTGAGGAACAAAAACAGCAAGGCGAACTTGCTAATATAAAAGCAGAGGCAGAAGTTAAGCTACAGGAAGAACTTGTACGGGGACAGATTAAAGATAGAGAGTCGAACAAAGAGATAGCGGCAGACCTTTATAAGTCATTAAGGGAGGAAGCTGCGGCTGAAGAAGGCGTTAATATTAGCGGAGGACGATAATCATGGCAACAGGAAGAGATAAATTAAGAATATTTGAAAATGTAGTGGCGAGAGTAGGGTTTAGTGGTGATGTCGTAGGTGAGTTTGCCAAGGCACTATCAGCACTGAATGGTATACAGGCGTATAATGATGCAATTGAGCCAACTATGAGCCAACTGCCCCCACAGGGACAAAACTTACCACCAGAACAGTCAAATAATACGGGTTTCATGTCCCCCGCTAATGAAATGGGGCAAAATATCGTCTAAACGGTAAAATAATCAGGGAATTTAGTACATAAAAATAGTATTAAAAATATTATTACTAATTTTGCAAACGAAAAACAAGATAAAAAACAGAAACCATGGCAGATTTTCCAAACATGAGTCAATCGCCGCCAGAAGAAACCCAACAGGCGGAAACAACTACGGAAGAGGTTAAGGAACAGAGTCAGGGACAGACCACACAGACCGAAGCCTCTACCGAAACAACAACAGAAGAAAAGCCACAAAGCGAGGCTACAGAAGAAAGGATTTTGGGACAGACGACTACCGAAGGAACGGAACAGTCAGAGCAACCCGCAGAGACAGAAGGAGGACCCGCCGAAGTGGATAAGTTCATTGAAACTTTTAATAAGCGTTTTAACACTACTTATGAAAATGAGGACGCAATTAAGGACTTATTTGACCGATCAGGGAAGGTTGGTGAATATGAGGAAAAATTGAAAGAATTTGATAGCCTCAAAAGCAGTGTTGATACGTATAAAGAACAACTGGAAGAAGTACGAGCCAACGGGTTATCAGACCTTATGGGCAAACCCCTTATTCGTGGTGCGTATATTGCAGACCAGCTTCTTGCCAAATATCCCGACAAAGACCCATTCATACTACAGGAAGTAGCCATGCTGGACTTAAACAAAATGACGGACTTAGAGGTATTGGCGAGAGAAGCAAAGATTAATAATCCGAACCTAAACCTTGAGGATATAAAACAGGTTATCCTGGATGATATAAAACCTGAAACACCCGTAGAGGATTGGACAAGTACGGACAAGACAAAACTTGCTGTCAGGGCTGGTAATGCAAGGGCAAATCTTAAAAGCCTGTTACAGGGCATAGATGTACCAAAGACCGTCACGAAAGAGGAAAGAGAGGCTGCTGCACAACAGGCTTTAGAGGACAAGAAAAAAGCCGCACAGCCCTTCAAAGAGGTTTTCACAAAGTTTGATACCTACGAAAACGAAGATTTTTCTTTTACTGTGCCTGATGAATACAAGAACGGATTGGGGCAAACATTCGACGATGTGTTTATTGAGGCCGGCGTTGAGATAAACAAGGACAATATAGGTCTATTGGAAGCCTTTAAAAGAGGTTTGTTTTTAGATGAGTATTTTCCACAAATAAAAGCGGTGATAGAGAAACAAGCCAAAGCATCTGTACAGGAAAAGACAGATGAAGAGCTTGATAACACAGAGCCGCCCAATACAGCGACAGCGGCAGAACAGCCGACGACAGAAGAAAAACTACCGGGAATAGGCGACTTCTTTCAAACAAATAAAAGAAGATAATAAAACCTAAACTTTTACAATAAATGTCAACAACCACACTAGGAACAATTAGTTCCAACACAAAGAACGTGCGTTATGGATATCAATTTGATTCTATCTATAACACCATGCTCAAACCCCAAATCTATGGGGACTATTTAAGATACTACGGCAAGGGCGTGGGTCTGTTGGAGTTTCTGTATATAAACGGACAGACAACCAACATAAAAGGTAATACGACCACTTATTGGGCTGAAGGCTCACTCACAAAACTTGTCGAGATTGAAGGTGCTATTGCTATAGCCGCCGAAGGTGCTGATATAACATTTGCGCTTGCCGCAGGTGAATATGATGCCAACGGTAACTGCTATCTTAATACCAACGATATAATTGTCATTCCCGCATATTACATTGAAGAACCCACGGGTACTCAATCCATTATGCCTGCCGAATATCAGATAACAGGGAATGACGGTGCGGCTGCACCAGCAACCGTATATACAGCAAGACCCAAACTTGTCACCACACATCTCAATATAGCTGTTCCTGACGGAACAAAGCTGATGGTAACTGGTGGAAACTACTCACTTGAGTCAGCAGGTGGTGGCGTTAGGTCTTCGGGATGGTACTCAGATACCTTTGTCAACTCAATCAAAAAAGCTGATTGGGGTATCGGCCGGGGTACACAGAGTAACGAGAGATACTACGAAACATTGCGTGGTGGCGGAACAGGTATTCTTACCAAGAACACCATGGAAGCCGACTATTGGCTTGACAAGTACATCAACGATGAGATATGGCTGTCACAGGGTCTCACCAATACCCTTAACATGAATAACCGTAATGGTGTTGCCATACCAGCAACAGCCACGGTAGGCGTGCTAAAGCACTTGGTAGACTCAGCTATGAAGCAGTATTACACTGCCGCATATCAGCTAACAGACTTTGACGACCTCAAAGACCTGCTTATGTCTCAGGGTATCACAGAAAGAAACCTTGCCTTCTTTATGGGTTCAAATCTCTACCAACAGATAGAAAACACAGGACTTGATACTATCAAGGAATTCTCTGGCGGGACAGACCTTATGAGAAAGCTCGATGAGATACATGTAGCCTTCAAAGCTATCAACAAGAACGGTGTCTACACAATATTTAAAGAACTGCCGTCCTTGAGTGATCCAACTGCTTACGGTGCAACAGCCTTCAATGATTACTTCAAAGACTTAGGATTTATACTTCCTGATGTCGATGTAACGGTTATGAGAGGTGACTTTGAAGCCGCAGGTGCCTTCAAAATTAAGAACCTGACACTGGGCTTCAAAAACTACAATGGCGAGAACCGTACAAGGGTAGTTAAAGACATACCGAGTATGGCAGGACAGGGTAGCATCGCAGTCGATAATTATGATGATAGCCGCGGATCAATGCTTAGCGAATTCAGTGTCCAGTTCGTGCTTCCGAACCAGGCAATACTTGTCTTAAACGACAATATCTTATAATTCAGATTTACAGATGATTATAGAGAGGGTGCGAGAGTTCCCTCTTTTTTATTTGTATATTTGAAAAATTCATTTTATCTTCGTACCTTTGTGGTCAGATAGTCGGGGGTGGCCTCCCGATGAAAGTGGAAACCCGAACTCCATTTCTGGCCTTTTTGTTCGGGATAATTAAACAAACGGGTTATGGAAACTAAAATTTGTATAAGGTGCAAGAGAAATTTATCTGTAAATGATTTTCATAAAAACAAAAACACCAAAGATGGTTATCAGGGATATTGTAAGGAATGCCGAGTGGAAATGCGTAATGCTGAATTAGGTGAACAAAGAAAATTATTAAAGAGAGGACTGAGAATGTGTAGGAGATGTGGGGAAATAAAAAAACTCACGGAATTTGTAAAAAACAAAGAATGTACTCTTGGTTATAGTTATACTTGTCTAGCATGCAGTAGGGCAGATTGGGTTAAATACAGAAGAAAGCAAAGTTATAAAGAATATTATAGGAACTATCATATTGAATATAATAAAAAAAACAGAGCAATCCTAAGTGAGAAGGCGGTAAAATATTATCAAAACAGGTATTATGATGATTTGAATTATAGAATAAGGCTTTTATTAAAGGGTAGGCTTAACCATGCACTTTATGGAAACAACAAAAATTCCAAAAGTAAATTTTTGGATATATTAGGATGTAGTATAGAGGATTTAAAATCATATATAGAAAAGCAATGGAAAGACGGTATGTCTTGGGACAATTGGCGACATGATGGTTGGCATATAGATCATATTAAACCATGTGCGAGTTTTGATTTAACCGATTATAAACAACAAAAAGAATGTTTTCATTATACAAATCTACGTCCAATGTGGGCACGGGATAATTTTTTGAAGAGTAGTATTTATAATGGCGTGCATCATAGAAAAAAGAATAATTAAAAAAGTATTATCTTTGTAGGCGAATAACAAGAATTAAAAACAGAAACCATGATCTTAGTCAATAAGGAAAGATTGATGATGGATGCTTTGCAAGACCCAAAGCATAAGCATCACGAATTTGCAAAATTTTACAATAACACATTGGAGTTTTTGCAAAAGAGATACAAAAACTACATGAGGTATACGCGACCAGGGTATCCCAAGACGACAAAGGGTAGGGACTCACGCGGGTTTGACATACCACACATGAAGAAGCCCACACCGCCAATGGCAATTCCATTGAAAGCAAATGTTAATGTAGAAGGTAAGTTAGGCAAGAACCTATGGGCGTGTTGCCTTGACGACCCCACATTACTACCGGGTAATCTGTGGGACTTGGGACGCAGACGTTCCATAACCATAGAAGAAGAACTTATCGTGGATATAGAGAAAGAACCCGATTTGGCTTTCTTCCTTTATGCCATAAGTCCTTTTAAGAAAAAGAACATTATCAGACTGCATGACCCCGAGGGTATCGATGCCGAGATAGGGGCAGAACAGGAGCTTATCACCAAGCGTAAGACAGCAGTATGGACATCGCTTACTGACGAGAAAAAACTGCGTACAGTGGCGAGTGCATATAATGTAGCTATGGTAGATAGGAAACAGCCCAATGCTATCCGTCAGGAACTTGAGAAGATACTTGAATACAATGACAGGCATAAAGGCATACAGCCATATCTTAAAGGTACGGATGAACTGCTTGAGGAATTACATCTTACCGATGCCCTTATCATGCGTGCTTATGTACAGAAAACCATTGATGACAAGAAATTAGCATATCGTCCTGATGGCAGGTGGAAGATAGGTGATAAGATAATAGTACAGGTACCGCAGAATGAGACGAAGACAAGAACGGAATATCTATGTTCTTATCTTTTGGCGGGTAACAATGCCGAAAAGCTCAAGGAGTTCATACATGACACACTCACAAAGGAATATCTTGACAACTTAGAACTTGAGAAAGAATGGTCTTGGTTGTTTAAGGTAGCCACGGGACAGGCACCCAACTTCAAGAAGAAAGAGGAAATCAAGACAAGAGTTAGAGAGACATTCTGCCCGATTGGGTAGGTTTCTGGGTTGTCTGTCGGATTTGTGATTTGCGAATTGCGATTCGTATGACTTCCAATTCTTGTTCCAGCCCTTCGGGGCTGGTTTCTTCTGAAATAATTATCAATTTATTTGGATTTCTCGTTTATGTGTTTTATCTTTGGTGAAAATTAAAAACAAGAAGACATGAATCATATTGATTTTTGGACAGAAAAAAAAATGGACTTAATTAAAAAGGGGAATCTTGCATTTGATATCCACATGGTTGATATATCAAAAGAAGAATTTAAGCAAATAAAAGAAACCGACTTTTTAATTTCTACTCGTAATTTACCAATATCGCAAAAAACATTAAAGCGTCTCGGGATTAATAAAGTTTTAAAATATAGCGGAATATTTTGGCTCTTACGAGTTTATTAAATCAAAAATAAACAGGAGGTATATTATGATAAGGATTAAACAACCTAAAATTAAGAAAGGAACAGAGTTTACGGGGTGGGCTACTTTTAATTGGGGGATATGTCATCAGAGAGTTTTCAGAACCCGGAAAGAAGCAAAAGCTTTTTGTATTGGCATGGGAAAAGAAGGTTTGACTTGGGATGATGTTAAAGATCATTTCAGAATAGAAAAAGTTAAATGTATTGTTATTTAAACTTAATTCACAATGAAAGAAGAACACTACACAGATATTGATAATTATCTAAATTTAAAGAAATAAAATAACAAAACAAACAATAGTCCAGCCCGTATTTCTACGGGTTTTTTTATTTTAACTAACTTTGCAGAAAAGTTAGCAAATGCTGTTAGTTGAAGAAATTTATAATCTCTTATTAGACGAGTTAAGGGTTGATGAACGTGGTCTTTCTTGTGATGTAGATACCTTCAATAGGCTGGCAAGACTTGTCAATCAGGAGGTATACAATGATTTGGTAAGGCGGTTTGAGGCGGATCAGTCCAATATCAATGCCCTTGGCTCATTAAAGATTCATAACTATAACATAGCCCTCACTGCGGGGGTGGGGACATTGCCCATAAACTATGGTAGGCTTATAGGTAAGCCGAGGATAGTAGACGATGATGGTGTCACCCGATATGTTGATTTAGCCACGTCTTTTGAACATGGTAGCCGTAGTGAGGATTATCTCACACAACCCACAACCACACACCCTACATGTCGGATAGGCGGTGTGGATGCTGATGGTTATATGCAGATAAGGGTGTCGCCAACGACAATAACCAATATCTATATAGACTACCTAAAAGAACTTAGCGTACCCTTTCTTGATTATTATGTTTCAGATACCACGTTACGTTATACATATTTTGACGAGACGGGTGATTTACAGACTGTGCCCGTAGGCTCAACTTATCGTGATGATACACCAGGGGCGGGGACAGCAACAACAGTATCGCTAACAAATAACTTTGACTGGACAGAAGATGAACTCCCCCTTATACTTACCAAACTTGTCAATAGAGTAGCCAAGCAGTTACCTGATGAATTATTATTACAGGCTACAAACAGAGAACAGGATAAAAGTGATGCTCAATGATAAAATCAGAACTACGGTCAGCAGTTTTAAATTCTTTGCTTAAGTGGGACTCTACGGCGAAATACCACCCAAGGTTTTTGGATGCTGTGATAGAGAAGACACGTAATGAAGTCCTGACAGAGATATGGCAGGCAGACCCCCTTGCCCTGCAAAGGTTTACCAAAGGATATGGATATACCACGGCGCTGACAATATCCACAGAACCCACATCGGGGGTATATTACACCACATTACCAGAGAATATAGTACCTTTCCCCGATAAAGCATCGGGTGTCAGGCGTGTGGCGTATGCTACGCAAACAGGCATAGGCTTTTATCCAATGGATCAGAGGGAATGGGACTTGGTGATGGGCGGTAGCTATACCAACTATGTCAAGAATAAGGTGGGATATATCGTAACGCCAACAAGAGTTGAATACTATGGTATGACGGGTGCTGTTATTACGGCGGGTGTAAGGATGGATATTATCATCCCATTTTCAAAATACAGTGATACAGATGTGGTGTTGGTACCCGAACACATAGATGGACAGGGGCGTGGTCTTATAGACAGATGTGTGGCAAAACTGATGCAGATACCGCCACAGGTAGATTTAGTTGATGATAACGCAGATATGGTACAATAATGGCAGCGACAAATTCTTTAATAGATATTAATCAGGCAGTAAGCAGATTTTTACTGAAATATAAACTATCAACAGAAGACGCATTTATCTTCACAGAACATGCATGTGATTGTATCAGGGACTTTAGCCTGTTCGATTCAGGGGACGTTGTCTCGGAAAAGGTAACAATAAGTGCATTGGGCATTATTGAGATGCCTGATAGCATGGTGGGTTTTAATGGTTTGTTTATACCTATTAATGGTGAGCTTTGGCCGTTTACAGAAGTGGATACAATCGTCAATACAACAACGACTACGGCGGGTGTGGAAGGACAGGATAGCGACTTTGGTGAGGGTGTGGCAATATATGACTATGCAAGTGAGGGTTATGGCGGACGACCAGGGGTCAATGATTATAAATACACTTTAGACTGGCAAGCAAGACGTATTTTCTGTGAGGGAATAACGAGCGATACAGTGCTGTTGAGGTATGTAACAAGCGGGGTAGAGATAACGGGGACAACCTATGTGCCCGAATTTGTTCTGCCTATGATAGATACCTATCTGTTATGGAAAAGTTCTTATTGGCGTCCTGATTTAAAAAGAGAAAGACCATTACTTGAACGGGACTATACCAATGCAGAGCTAAAGGTCAGGAACTTTATCAATAGCATGTCGTATGACCAATGGCGGGATGTCTTACTTTCAACAAGTGTACTTGCACCTATAAGATAATATGGCAAAGATAAAAGATGAAATCATATTTACAGATTTTGGGCTGAACCAGGATGATGACCTGCGGTATGTCGGCAAGGGCAGTACGCCTTACGCTATGAATATATTGAAGGGCGAAGATGGTGCCTCGGGTGTGATAACCAACATGAAGGGCAACAAACTTGTCAGTTATCAGCTTGGCGATTCCAACACTTATTTTGTCCTTGGCAGTTGCTATGATACTCTCACAAGAAATGTATATTACTTCATATTTTCACAGCCTTATGACACCACGGGTAGCGGTGATTATGAATACGACAATAGGTTACTACAGTTTAATGAGGATGATGAGGAGATAACCCTTATTTTCAGGGATACCAGAAATTACTTCGGCTTAGACCCTGCCCGTCCTATGAAAGACCCGTTTGTTTTGGGTGAATGGCTGTATTTCAATCCCATAACATCCGAGCCCAAGATGATACATCTCACCATGGCATATTATTATACTGCCTGTACCTATAGGACAGTACCGGGATATTATGTATATGATGCCACAGATACTTATTTATATGGTGATAAGGTGTCTTACTTTGGTGGTTTGTTTCTTGCTTTGGCGGCTGTGGCTGTTGGTGAAACACCTGTTACGACACCCGCCAAATGGGATAGGATAGGTAGTGTTTATCAGGACGAATCATTCCTACAATTTGATTCTGAATTCCGCTATGCTTTTAATGTTATAAAACAACCGCCTGCCCATAGACCTATTTGTAATTACGCCACAGACGCAGAGAGGTCTTTTAATAACGTCAAGGGGAAAGTATTCAGATTCACGCACAGATATAAGTATTTTGATAATACATATTCTGTATGGGGGGCATATTCAGATGTGATGTTGCCACCCGATGATGAGAGTTATAATGGGGAGATAACAGGGAATGATATATCTAATAATTATATAGAAGTCAGAATACCTTTGTTTTCTGCTGCCTTAATCAAGGAAATAGAACTTGTATTTCAGGAGGTGGATGGCAATTGGCGGTGTGCTAAAGTTATTAACAGAAGGGATTTAGATATAATAACAGACATCTATTACACACATGATTTTTATAATGATGAATCTTATCCCGAGATAGATGATACATATATCAATACATCCCACGATAGTGTTCCACGAACAGCCAATTGTCAGGAAATAATCAACAAGAATATTCTCACCTATGCTTATTGTAAGGAGGGGTTTAATAATCTCGATAAAGAAGACATAGATGTAAGTCTGACACCTGAACCAGTAGAATTTGAGGTTGGTGCGGCGGTGCAAGCTTATGGTGCTTTTATATATGATGCCGTGGGGGATATAGTTTATGGATGGGAAGACGATCCGCTTAACGCCGATATTGTTTTATATGCCTATGCTTTAATTGGTCTTAATAACGCCTTCCTTGCAGGTATTAGTGTGGGAGATGTGTTCAGGATAACAGTTGATGGTACACAGTATCATTATGTGTTACTTGATGCCGATGATGATAGTGTACAGGACTTAGTTGTGGGCATTGTGGCTTTCTTGAATACCATAGCACCGAATTATAATGCTATAGTCGACCCACTAGATGACACTTATGTTAGGTTAGAGGCTGGTTATGGTGTGGAGGAAATAAGTGTCAGCCAAGCGTCATTTCACAACACTGGGGTTGGTGAAGATGCGGCCTATCTCATAAAACAAAGAGGATTTAAGACAGGGGCATGGCATCCATTCTGTATTTTTTATTATGACGAAGCATTGCGTAGGTGGGATGCACAAACAGCAAAAGATAAAACCGATGGTGCTGTGGCATGGGAAATAGATGGCACGGTGGTTTATGTTCCATTACTTGCAGAATATTCACCCACACCTACAGGTTTAAATGTTAAATGGGTTGTTAATTGGGAGGTAAACCATCTTCCGCCCGAAGGTGCTAAATATTGGCGATGGGGTTATGCGGGCAATACTCTTTGTTCATATTTTATACGTTATATTATTGATGATGACGACCCGATAGGTGATGTCGCCGTGGGTAGTGCAGAAGAACCCATTAACACTACTTATATAAATATCAAACCATTACAGACGCTTACCAATACAGCGGAAAATGACTGGAATAAATTTCCCAACTCAAATATAAGATCATATTCATGGGAATCAGGTGATAGGATTAGGTTTATTACCGAAGCTGCTGGGGCGAATGACATAGGTGCGCCACTTGACACCATCTATGATTATGAGATTATTATGCAGGATGAAGCTAATCATAAAATTTATATAAGAGAATTTGATTGGGCTGCCGCTGGAATTGGTGCGCAAACTCTTGTGGAGATATATTGTCCGCTTAAGGGTGGTACGGAAACTGTTTATTATGAGTTTGGCGAAATAATGCCTATTATTGAAGATTCAGCGGGCAATCTTGTTCATGGTGCGCCGATAGTTGCCAATAGCCAGGACTATGATTTAAGTATTGCCGCAACAGGGGTTTTTACAACGGGTGATGTTTACCATATATTAAGAACGCCAAGCTGTCCTATAGAAGATATAGAAGCGTATGTCCATGAATCTATGTGGTATTCAGACTTTTATGATAGTGATGATTGGGATAAGGGCAAGACAGGGATGGAAACTATATTTAATGAACGCTATCTTAATATAGTAAGATATTCATATCCTTATTTACAGAACACACAAATTAATGGGTTAAGCACCTTTGATGGCGATAATTACAAGCCATTAAATGATGTCTACGGCGAAATACTGCGTATCATAGAAATAGGTGACACGCTAAAGGTATATCAAAGAAAGAAACCAAGCTCTATACTTATCGGACGTACAGAATATACAGATGCCGAGGGTAATACTACTGTGGCTATCAGTGAAAGGGTGCTTGGCGCACTAAGATATTCTACCACTAACTATGGTACGGAATTTCCCGAAAGCATAGAAAGAAATAACCGTTATGTCTATGGGTTTGATGTTTATAATGGTGTCCTTTGGCGGGATTCGCCCAACGGTATCTTCCCTGTAAGTGGACGTTACGAATCTATGGACGGTGGCAGTGACTATAAGATGGAAACCTATTTCAAGGAAAAAGCCAAGGAACTGCTTGTATCGGGAACAGACCATGTACAGGTGCCTATCGTATGGGATGAGCGCCATAAGAACTTATATGTGATATTCAAAGATACTGTACTTGAAGAAAACAATGAGAATATTGTATTTCACGAAGCAAGTAACCGTTGGATATGTTTCACTGATATGGACAGGACTTATGACGAGGGGTGGAATCAGATACTTGAATTGGATTGGTGGGTATTATGGGGTTTTGATGGTGGTCTTGGCTATAGCTTTGATGAGGACACACGTTTTGCTGTGTTCGATATAGGTGACGGTCTGGGTACGCCAGAAACAGTCAGGGCGTTTGGTTCATTAACTGAATTAACGCTGACGGCACTTGCACCCGATATTATTATTGACTCCACACCCGTACCACCGCTTGCGGTAATGCATGTAGAACCACTAGTTCCCGTTCCTATTTCCTCGTGGATAGATTCGAGCAACGAGAACCCTGCCATAGCCTACGATTGTGACACCATAGGTGAGGTAACAGCAACTGGACAGGCAACAATAACAGCCTATGCCAAGAGTTCTGAATTACAGACTATCTTAATAAAGATAAACCACATTACCGAATCGTGGTTGCATGTAACAAAAGCCGATGGTGTGTATCTTAGTATCGGACAAACATTGGTTTCAGGAACGGATGCTTTGCATGATCCGCCATATAAGGATGTTGATTTGTATTTCTTTTCAACAACAGGGGGTAACACTGGGGCAGCACGTACCGCACAGGTTATCTTTGAAGATGGTTTTGGTAATTATGAAATTGTAACAGTACATCAGGCTGTCAATCCCACACCCCCGGATGTCACCGTTGGCGTATTGGGTGGTGATATATGGCTTACCCTAACAGGAGAGGAAGGGATAGCCACACTTGGCAGTAATAACATAACTGTTAATTTCACCCCCGACCATGGTGATAAGATAGCAGGACAGTATTATACTGTTTACTGGTCTGCATTTATAACAAGGGATGGTATTTATTCAAATGAATCATGTGGAACGGGTTATTGGTCTAATATAGAAGATGAGGTGGCTACAAGTGAAACTGCATCTGTTAGTATTCCCGATGCCTCTGTGCCAAGAGTTGGTGACACATTTTATATTTATTTATCGGTTAATTATGTTAATATTGAGGATGTGACAATAGACACCCTGTCATTATTAACCATCACACCATTAGTACCCCAAGCCATAGTATCGAACTGCACAATAACAGGAAGTCCGATATCCTTTACCCATGATGAACTATATGATGCCCCTCTGAACGACGCACAACCATTTGTTGTGCTTAAAGCCCCGGCCACGGCAACCTGTAAGATAATCTACATAGAATCATGGCTTAGATTATTCAATTCTCTGGGGGTTGAGTTATTTAACGGGATGACACCCGATTCTGTTGATGCTACTGGCGTGGGTGAAACCCTGCGTGTTGTACCCAGAACAGCCAATACGGGCGGTGATAGGGAAGGTACTTATGATGGTGATGGGACGGCAGTGGTATTTCATGTTCAGGAATATGGCGACATAGGTAAGCTGGTTGTATATCAAGCCCACGCTCCAACCACATTTGAACATGACACCATATATATAAGTTCTACGGGAAGTGCATATCTGAGTTTTAAATATGGCAGCGTTCAGAGAATTGTCGGAACGGATGTTAGTAATGAGCTAAGTATGTCGTTTTGTATTGAATCGACATTACACGGATGGAACGAACCCTATACTTTATATTATAAGGTATTTGTTAAGAAAGCAGCGAGTTCCACTTATTATTACACATGGCTCGCAGAGGGTTCATTTACCTATTATGATGAGATGGGCATCAGTCTTATTTCCTCGCCCCCCAATAACATATATTTATATGATGATGGTGGTGCGGCTTATCTTGTAACAGACGCAGATACCATTGAAGTATGGGTATCGCATGTTAATTTTTGGAGCAGGGCGTAAATTTTTAGTAATTTTGCAAAAACTTAATAATAACATAAAATGGCAGTAACAGGAACAATACCGAAACAGGTTAAGAGAGAAATTGTAGACGCATGGTTGCCAGCCGCAGAAACCACATGGAAGGTTGCATTGCTTGATGATACCTTTGTGTATGACCACACCACACATGTCACCTATGCTGATGTTAGTGGAGATGAGATTGCTGGGATAGGATATACGGCGGGGGGGGCAACACTTGCAGGTAGGGTTGTGGGTTATGTGGACACGGATGACACATACATAGACGCCACGGATACCCAATGGACTACTGCTACATTTGCCAATGTGCAGTATGTGGTAGTCTATGAAACATCCGGCGGGTTAATACGTGTTATCTATGACCTCGGCACGACACATGATGTAACAGCAGGTACTTTCACTATTCAGTGGAATACTGGGGGGTTAATTAAGGTAGTCTAAAAATTATTCGGTTATGCAGAAGGACAATATCTGTAGATCATCAGAATTCCATATGGATGAAGGTGATGTTTTACACCTCAGATTCCTCGATGAAACCTTTCAGCCAATAGAGTTTATGTTGGCTTCAAGCGGGGATAATGATAATATTGATGAAGTACCTGATGCGCCTACTGCATTAGCCGCAAGTGATATAACAGATAGTAGCTTTTATGCTAACTGGAATTATCAGGAAAACACGCTTGGGTTCTATCTTGATGTTTCAACAGCAAGTGATTTCAGTTCTTTTGTTGTGGGATACGAGGATTTGGATGTCGGGTTGGTTAATGAATATAGTGTTGTGGGATTGGGTGATGCTATTCCATATTATTATCGTTTAAGAGCATATAATGATATAGGCACAAGCGTGAATTCTAATATAATCACCCTGACAACTGCATGTGAGGTAATAACTGATTTCGATGGTAATGTATATACTTATGTGACAATAGGAACACAACAGTGGTTGGTTGAAAATCTACAGACAACACATTATAATGATGGCACGGCAATTCCAAATTTGACATTAAACGCTGATTGGATCGCAGAAGACGGTACACCGGGACATGATGGTGCATATTGTTGGTATGATAATGATGCTGTTACCTATGCTGATTATGGGTGTTTATATAATTGGTATGCGGTAGATAATGCACATGGGTTTGCGGTGGTAGGTTGGCGAATTCCCACTAATGCAGATATGACAACATTATCTGATTATTTGGGGGGATTGTTGGGTACTGGGGGTGAATTAAAAGAAACTGGCACGGTGCATTGGAACAGTCCGAATACAGGAGCAACTAACGAAACGGGGTTTACGGCTCTTCCAGGTGGCTTGCGGGCGGTGGCTGGTGCATTCTCTAACATTGGAGTTAGTGGACATTGGTGGTCGTCCACGGAAGTTGATGCTGGAAATGCATGGCTTCGTTATTTGACTGCTCCTGATGATGATATTATTGTTAATAGTGTTGCTAAATATGCTGGTTATTCGGTTAAATGTATGAGAGATGTATAAAACATTAATATATGGCAAGAGAGTATCAAATAATGAATGAGAATTATGGGACGACCCAATAGTGGATTAAATATTGGTGGTATTTATAAAATACAATCTATAATAAAGCCCGATAGGGTTTATATTGGTAGTGCTGTTAATTTCAGGCATAGAAGGAATATACATTTCAGAACTCTAAGAAAAAACAAGCATAAAAATCCCAAGTTACAGGCTCATTATAATAAGTATGGGGGAAAAGACTTGGTGTTTTCAATTCTTGTTGTTTGTGATATAAAATATATTACTCCCGAAGGTGGGGTTATTTGGCTTGAACAATTTTTTCTTGATGCCTATAAACCCTGGTTCAATATTGCCAAAATTGCAGGGAGTAGTTTGGGCGTTAAGAGATCGGATAAAACCAAGGCGCTGCTTAGTAGAATAAAGGGGAATAAGACCGATGAAGAAAAAAGGAAATGTGGGGAACATAATATAGGACGAATACCGTGGAATAAGGGGATGAAATTTGGGAAGCAAAGTCCTGAATTAGTGGAAAAACGAGTAGCCCCGATGCGGGGGAGGAAAAGACCACCTTTTTCGCAGGAATGGAGAGATAATTTAAGTAAATCCCACATGGGGCACAAACAACCCCAAGGGGTATTAGATAAAAGATCAAAGGCGATGAAATTAGTTTGGGCAAAAAAGAAAGAATTAGAGAATAAGGAGGCTGTGGCATGAGAGAGTACGAACTTGTCGCTACAAAAACCGGCTCGCACTACCTATTACTGGGGCTCGACAATTCAGAATTATGCGGGTTTCGCCTCCAGATGTGGATTACCCACTACAACCCAAGAGCCGTGGACTGGGCACAAAAAATGGGACTCAATTTTTGTTCATTTCTTGGAGGCGATGTGTGGGTGCATAATGATGAAACAGCAGACAGGTGTAATCTTTTTGGTGAGAAGCGGGATTGTATCATTGGCGTGGTGTCTAATGAACAGCCATTGACTATTAAGTTATATGATTCCTTGGGCGTTCATAGTGATGATTCATGGGAGGTCACTTCTATAACCATACCTGCCACATCCAACTATCCTGATGGCATGAGTTCAAGGATACCATTAGAGCAGTTTAAGAAGCGCAAGGGTGTTTGGGAGGCTAAGTTTCTGAGGAACATGAAAAGTACCGACAGCACATCAAGGGTTTTGGATGCTTTACGGGGGGAGCCGCTCAAGGGCTATGAGCTATATATGACATTAAAAAACACTAATACAGAACAGGTAAAGCTGTTTAAGGTAACAACAAATATGACAGTAGCACGATAATGATTAACTTTGTAAATTAAAATATAACGATGGCAGGTGAAAAAACAGGTATATTGAGTTCATTACTTGGCGGGTTGAGTCCATTGGGAGTAATAGCGGGTTTAGCGCCGAGTGTTTTGCAGGGCATCTTCAGTGGTATTGGGTTGGGAAGAACATCAGCACAATTCAATAGACAAAAAGCCAATCGTCCCGGATACGAAATTCCTGAAGAACTCTATCAAAACTTAGAGGCCGCAAAACTATTGGGTGCACAGAAGGCACCTGGTTATGCATCACAGTTATCTGAGATACGACAGGCGAGTGCGAGGGAATATGGTAGGAGAGAGCGTGGTGCTATAAGTTCCAATGCCCTTATGGCAGGTGACATTTATCAAAAAGAACTTGATGCTATACAGGGACTTGCACGTATGAATGAAGAATGGGCGGCAAAACAAGCACAAAACATAAATTTGGCAAGGGGGGCTATTGGCGAACAGAAATTACAAAAACAGTCATGGGAGAGTCTTATTCCATGGCAGACAGAGATGAACAGACTTGGTGAACAGAAAGCGTCCTATATGCAGGGTTTGATGGGTGCGTTACAGGGACTTGGACAGAATGTCACGGATTTGTATGGAACAAAGTCTTTCACGGATTTTTATAAGGGTTTGTATCCACAGGGCGGTGCGGGTGGCTCAGGTGACATTACGAAAAATTTTGCTGACATATTGAGTTTGGCACAAAGATTTGGAAATTTTAGATAATATGGCAGACACACCGATTTTATATACGGGAAAGGGCATATCAACACAGTTTCCACAGGACACAGGACAGACAACGAAAAGACTGTCTGACTTTATTACCCGTGCCGAGAAGATACGGTATGATACTTTCCGTCAGAAAAAACAAGAATTTTTAGAAAATCTGCAAGTAGAACCCGCCTTTTTTATATCCCAAGCGGCACAGGAGGCACAAGCTAAAACACTAAAAGAATATAATGATAAGTGGTCACAAAGATATAAAGAGTCGGGATATAATCTATCCCCAGATGAAGAAATGCAGATGATAGCAGATAAAAATTATCTTCAATTACAACAAAATGATCTATTGGCACATCAGGAAAGATGGATGGAACATGCGAAATTAGTGGAGGCTGACAGGCGCAATTATTATAACGGAAATGCTTTCTGGGAAAAAAACACAAATGATTTTTTTGATACAGGACGATATGAGGCGACCCACATACCAATAAAACCTAAAGACTTTGCTGGTTTCTTACAAAAAGAAAGTGCGGCACGGGAGACAAAATACCCCATGGGAACAAAACGAATAGAGGGGAAAGATTGGCCTATTTATACTAATTTGATAGATGAAGGCTATGGTGAAAACGGGTTGGTGAATAATCCCAATGACGGTGTGTCTGAGCTTATAAGACAGAGTGCTTTTAAAGATGAACAAGCTACGTTGGGTATGTTAGAAGATTGGGCTGAACTTGATGATACAGAGAAAGCACGGTGGTTTGTTGATGAAGACAAAAGTGGTGATATAAGCAGGACAGAAAAAGAAAATGGTATTGTGCGTTGGGCAATAAACAATCCGCGCTATCGTGAACAGGCACGTATAGAGAGTAGTTATGCACCAAGGAATGTATCGCAACCAAAGACAGCCAAACGCACACCAATGGTTATTCATGGCAAACAAGTCACTGTATATCCCGCCAAAAAAAGAACAGAACCAATAAGGTATGTGGATGGTGAAAATAAGAGGACAGGACTTTATTCTTTTGGGGGTTCTACTGTACTGACTGACATTCCCACCGATGGTGCTATTCTATTAAGAGGGTCTGCGGGGGTTAAATTACGTGGTGGCGGTAATATAACTGGTCAGTTAGTGGATTATGATATTAACAATAACACACTAATAGTAAGGACGACAACTGGTATTCCTTCACAAAACATAGACCCCAAACAACTTGTGGAAATACCACTGGCTAATGTTTTGGATAGTGAGAACCTACCTATATTAGATGAAAATGGAAGGGAAATAACGATAGCTGAACTAAGGGGGAAGGAAAAACCCGCCGAGAGAATGAGAAGATTGGCAGAAGGTAAATAACATGGAAGATAAAATTACTGAACTATATAATATTTTAAATGATTCCAAGGAATTTGGTGGCATATACAAAACCCCCGAAGAACTTCGCAATATACTTTCTGATGAAACAAAAGTAGGTGAATTCTATAATATTTTAAATGATTCAGAAGAATTTGGTGGTATATTTCCTGATTTAGAAACATTCAAGAGTGCTTTCCCCGTAAAAAAAAAAGAACTTTCTTTCTTGGATATTGTTACGACTGCATCAGGCAAAGAACCACTTCCATTTTTAGGACAATCAAAAGCATCATCAAATCAACCACAACCATCACCATTAACCGATAAGGGGTCTTATGGCGGTGATATTCTTGAGCGCATAGGGGCGGGTGCTATTGATATAGCAACATCAGCACCAAGTCAGTTAAGTTTTGCAAAGAGAATATTGGATATACCCAAGAAGATAGCTGTCAAGGAACTCGAAATGCTTGGACTATCCAAGGAAAATGCAGAAAAAGTATCTGGTTTCATTCCCTATCTCAAGCCACCCGCCATTAGTGCGGGGGTGAATATATCTAACGAAGCATGGAACGCCATAGCCAAAACCGATGAGTTTAAAAACTTGGAAGAAAAAGCCGTTGAACTCAGGGAATCTTCTGCCCGTTATGATAAGACTATAAAGAATTATATACAAAATAAAGAATATAACAAAGCTGTTGGTGCGGCTTTCCTGAATGCCGCCGAATCATTTCCCCTTACCCTTGCCGCTATGTTTGGTGGTGGCATCGGACTGGGTGCAATAGGTTCTTATTCTGCTTCCGCCCAATATGATGAACTGTCATCTATTCCTGACATGACAGAGGCACAAAAAATAACAAACGCCCTTATTAATGGTGGGTTGGAGATAGCCACCGAAAGACTTGGTTCTGCTAATTATGGTAGATTGATTAAAGACTTATACAAGTCTGTGGGTATGGAAATGGCAGAAGAATCTGTGAAAAAAGGGTTAAAGACATGGTTTATTAATCTTTTTAAGAAAGTAGGACTTTTCACCGCACCACTTGGCGAGGGCATGGAAGAAGCCATTAATCAATATGGAAGTAACATTACCGCAAGAATAACAGGTGAAGACCCCGACAGACCATTGGATTATGGTGTTGTGGACAGTTGGGCGTCAGGTACGGCAGGTGGTACTACCTTTATTGCTATGGGACTGCCGGGGCAGTTACGACAACAACAATACGAAAAACAACAGAAAGAAAAAGAAAAAGCCGAAACAAAGGCGAAGCCCAAAGAGGGTGTGCCAATAACTGATAAGGGGACTGCGACGGAAGAAATTGGTGAATTAAAAGTTCCCGAGGAAGTAAAAGAACAAAAAGAATCGGAATTAAGACTTGGTGATAAAGTATTTGAAACCAAAGAAGAATTATTCAAACATCTTGATGAAACCGCTATTACCGAAGAAGGGGAGATGACCTATGGTATTCCTAATCTTGGTGAGTACCCAAGCACGGCTACAATAAGGGCGGTACAGGAGTGGACAGATAAGAAGAATAAAGAAATAGAACTTAAAACAAAGGAGGAAACAGAAGATGCCGAAAGAATTAGAGAGGAAGATAAAGAAGTCGTTGAAAAAGGCGCACCCGAACTGGTCGAACAAGAGGCTGACGAGCGTGGTGTTCGCGACCATGAACAAACTGGGGAAATTGCACCAGAAGAAGTAGATGAATTTAAAGAATTTGCCGATATTGTAAGGGAAAGCAAAACGGTTGACGAAGCCTTTGAAAAGACACAAGAAATCAAGAATGTTCCTGCTGAAATAAGTGAGGCATTTAGGAATAAATATGACCCAAAAAAGAAATTGACTCCCAAACAGGCATTTGAGGTCTTTTATAATGAGATAAAGGCAAAAAAGAAGCCCGTTCAAAAACCAGAAGGGTTCACGAAACGTGAACGAGAAGAGAAGACCGAACAATCTGAAACAACACCACCAACCAAGGATATAATATCGGGCAAAGTTTCTGTGTATCATGGAACAAGTGTCGATTTTACTGAATTTTCAGATAAAAATATAGGTAAAACTGATGAAGGATGGTGGGGGCGTGGTGTTTATTTTCATACCGACAAAAATCGTGGTGGATATGGTAATATTATAAAGGAAGTAAAACCCAATCTTAAAAACCCACTAATTATTCCTTTTGATAAAAACATAGTCTATGATTTATTGGTTGACGAATTTAATTTACCAAAAGAACTGAAGGGAAAGTCAGATCAAGCGATAATAAAAGAAATAGGCACAGATAAATTTACCGAGGCATTAAAAAAGCGTGGTTATGATGGTGTAATTGTAGAGTATGCAGAGGGGACTAAGGAGGTTGTTGTTTTTAATCCTAATCAAGTAACAATCATTAACCAAAATATTAATAAACCCACAGGGAAGCCAAAAGAAGCGATTTCCGAGGAGATACCCGAAAGTGAGGGTGAAGTACCACCCGTACCCCCAAAACCCGTTAAAACGCCTGAAAAACCTCCTAAAGGACAAAAGAGGGCTGGATTTGAGAAAAGAGAGACCGCTAAGGGTACTCGTGGCTCTATAGAGATGCGAAAAGATGAAATAGGGAAGATAGTTAAACGCATAATAGATGATAACCCACATTTCTATGAGGCCACAACGAGAAAAGAGGAGATAGACAAGGCGAAGGATTTTATTTCTTCCTTTTCAAGTTTTGATAATGCTTATAGTAATCTTGTAAAGAAAACAAAAAGTCTTGATGAGTTAACGGTACGCCATGTGGCACGTCAAGTTATGTTACAGAAGCTTGGTGAGGACTTGCGTGATTCCATGAAGGCGGGGGATGATGCATTGAGTGATGCTATATCTGACAAGATAGTAAATCTCACTGATATAACACAAAAAGAGATACGCAGGTCTGCAACCACCCTTTCCATGACCATGTGGGCATATCTCACACCCGAGGCTACTGTCTTTATGGTCAATAAGGTCATAAATGAAGCCAATAAAACCAAACTTGGATTTGAGGCAAAACAAGCAGAGGAATTTATTAATGAATGGGGTAAGGAAGCACCCGAATCTGTTAAGAGGCTTATAGAAGAAAATCCCGAATTGAGGGATTTTATTAAGAAAGTAAGGGCGAAGATTGGCACAACAACCACCTCACGCAGGGTGACAAAAACCAAGGCAAAAGCCATGGCAGATAAGGTGCGCTCACTAAAGACAGATAATCTTGGTCTGACGTTTGCTGATCCGATAGGCGCCACAGTTGTATGGAATGGTGCATTAGAGGTTACGGCAAAGACTATAGAGACAACGGGTAATGTACTACAGGCTATTCAGGATGGTATCGCCGAAATAAAAAAATCCAAATGGTATAAGACATTAACCCGTCAACAACAAAAGGATATTGAGAAAAAATATACCGATGATATAAGGGGAAAGGTTGATTTTGATGCCTCTGAATATATTGAGGGACAATCGTGGTACAAAGAGGCACAGAAAGAAGAAATAAAGGAGGGGAAAGAGACAAGGGAGAAAGAAGAGCAATTACGCAAAGAGAAAACAGAGGCGGACAGGAAGTTACGCGAACACATATATGATGTTATCACATCACATTGGCTTGTGGAAAAAACAAGTGATAAGACTTTAGTTGATAAGTTGGTGGAAGAAGTGGGGCTCACCAAAGGAGAGGCAGGGAGGATAGCCAAGATATCTGAAGAAGCGGTAAGGCGTGATTCACAAAAAGTGTTTGAAAGAACATTGGGACGTAAGATAATAAACACCCAAACCCGTAATGGTGCCTTCGATAAATTTTTCAATTTAATAAAAAGAGGTGTTCTTACTAATGAGAATTATTATGAGGTATTTGCTAAAAAACATAAGTTGCGTGAGGGTCTAACCGAAGATGAAAAGATACAATTACAGAAACTTGCCATCAATGTACAGCAAATGACACCGTATGGTTATTTCGGTGATTTGGTATTTAATGAATTTCTGCAATATTTAGACAAAATTACCAAGCAGGAATCATGGTTTGAGAGACAAGGGAAACTCATGGTAGCGGTTAATTATGCGGCCATACTTATGGGACTTACCACACATAAGGTGAATCTTTCTTCGGCAGGCATGAATCTTCTTATAAGACCTTTCTTCGGTGTGGCTAATCCTGTTAAGTGGGCTGATGAGGGTCTTAAATTATTGCAGGGCAAGACAAAAGAAGCACATTTGAATAATCCATTAGCAGCACTGACTTATGCTATGGAGGCATATAGACGTGGACTTATGATAGGGGTGACAAATGCGTGGAATATTATACGACACGGGAATATCAAAGAGGCATCCAAATATATGGAGACCGTAAAGAATTTAAGCGGGGAAGAGATACCACCACTTGAAAAGAACACATTTGGTGTTGGCAAGAAATTCCGTCCATGGGGAATGTTTAGGTTTAAGTTGGGCAATAAAACATTTTTAAGTGATATCAACCCGTGGAATGCGTTTAAATATTCTGGTCGTACGCTTCTTGGGGAAGATGCGACTATGTTCAATACCATATTTGCACTTGAGCTCGGCTTGGCTGCCAGACGTAAGGCTATTCTTGAAAATACCAAACTTTCGCCCAAGGAACTAAGAAAGAAAATACTTAATGAAATAGCAGGACTACACTTAACACCCGAACAGACAGAAGCGGTAGAAAAACAACTGGAAGAACAAGTACAGATGTTACGGGCAACGGGGATAGAGCCCACGCCCACACAGATTAAGCAAAGACGATTCGAGATAACAAGGTCACTGCTTGATTTATCTGTGGAGGAAGAAGAAGAATTAACGGAGGTTAGCAGAGAGGAAATATTTACGGGTAAACAACGTGGCGGTATCTTTTCTGTTATAGGTGATGCACTTGGCAGATTCTTTGGCAAACATATCTTGATAAAGATGTTCACTATGCCTAAAATACCTTTTACTGGTGTGCTTGGGCGTATAGCCGACTATAGTGTGGATATGTATCCGGGATATGGATTATTGAGGCAGAAGGGATGGTCTCCCACAGGTATTATAGCAAGGATGAGGCAGTGGAATAGGACTGGTAACTTCAAGGATTTCTGGACTGCACCCGCTAAATATGGTATGTTTAAGTCGGCACAGATGGGGGTTAAAGGCACACCGCTTGGTGAAAGACAGCTTGCAAGACATTATTTCGGATTATTTACCCTTGGAATAGTTGCTGCTGTATTTTTGAGAGATGATGACGATATACCAAAGGACGAGAATGGACATCCTATAATAGATATTACGGGCGGATTGTATTATAATACATGGGATGAAAGAGAACATCATTATCTTGGGGCATATACGGCACGTATAGGGAGGTTTAAACTAAGGTATCTTAACTATCCTATAATTAATGTAGCCTTTGCTATAGTAGGCAACTATAAAGATGCTGTAAGGGCTGGTGAGGATGATGAGAATTTATGGGGTAGATTGGGTATATTAACGAATGCATGGTTCAGGTCATTTGCTCTTATTAAAGATACATGGCTTGCCAAAGGAATAAATGATTTAATAGAGCTTCTCGGTGGACTTATGAGTAGTGGGGATATAAGCCGTAAGCGTGTTAAGGCAGAGACAGGAGAGATTACCGATATTGTCGATATAGATGGTCGTGTACAACGACAATTAGAAAACATACGTGATGATTACACCAAACTACCGATAACTTATGTAGACCCGCTAAAATCCAATCTTATACAACAGGCTATTAAATTTACCACACCAGAAAGTCGTCTCAAGGGAACTGGATTACAGTTATGGGCATATAATGTCGGTCTGCAATGGTGGAATGATAAGAGGACAGATATATTCGGACAGACAGTTAAAACACTACCGGGCGATCAGGGTACGGCATGGCCACGTAAGACAGATAAGCGTTGGGAGAAGATGTGGCAGTATAATATCCATGTACGTGATGTGTCTTCAAGAGATAGGATAACCATTAAGGGTGTGCCACAAACACTTGAATGGGAACAATACATAGAGAGAAAAGGTCTGACACAGAATTTATTCAGAGAAAGGTTTGATGAATATTTTGAAAAGACACCACAGGCAACAATAACACGTAGGGCTAATACTGAAATAGTAGAAGGTGAATACAAAACCAATAAGATAGACAAAGACATCAGGGATATATGGTCTGATACCAAAGCCGATGTACACAAGTATATGTTTACATGGGATAAATACCATGATAAATACGATAAGACACTTAAGTTTCTTATGGAAGAAGGGCTGATACCTGATTTTTATAAACCAGACATGAAAGACGACAACGGCGAGAAGATTATCTTTCCCTATGATAAGTTAGAAAAGCTAAATGATGATATAATGAAATTATTTCTACCCGAAGTAACATCTTTTCTTGATGGCTATTCTGAAAAACAGAAAGAAGCAATGATGAATTATGTTATTGATACTGAAACAGGGGAAACCCAGTTAGAAGAATGGATTAATCATTATTATGATCAGGCGAGATCGGACGTAAGATATAATTTAGAGACGGAACTTATGGGTTGGTAATAATTAATTAACTTTGCAGTAATTTTAAAAACTATATAAAAATGGCACAGAAAAGTTTTCAGTTTGCCGATGGTAATATGACCGTGATAGACGGTAACGGATGGGTGGAAACACATTCCGCAGATTATCGGGCAAGGGTGATAACACCGGGGGCGAGTAAATATGAGATAGTTATCTTCCCCATAAATTATGATCCCGAACAACCCGAGAGTTTCAAGGCATACTTCTTAAAAAGCTATGCTGATGCGTCATTAAGCATTGACGGTGCTTCGGCATCTTTCTCCACAAGTGATGAGTTTGTGGCGTTGTTTAATGCTGCCGCGGGGACGAACATAGGATACAACACCCAATATCCACAACACATCATATCGGATTTAATATCACCCGATACGTCTATTGCCACACAACTTGTGACGGCGGAGAAAGCGGGTTATCTTACTATCCTTGCACCATCGACCAATACGGGATGGGTTCATGTGGGTGACGAAGATGTGGACTGGACAGACGGTTATCTTGAGGCAGGCGACAAGGTGTTTATGGAACTCGATGACCTTAGCAAAATCTACGTCTATGCAAATACGGCGGGTGATGATGTGAGTATCATCGGCGCTTTCAAATGGTAATTCCCCTAAAGATTAGACTATGCAAATAGGACTAAGACACACCATGCGGGGTGAACCCGTGACAAAAATTAGCCAGGGCATCTCCTGGGATGCTTACTGGGCTTCACGACTTGATTTTTGGTATAAGGCTCGATCAGGTAATGAGTTTACAGAGTTTTATACTGATAATGCTTTTCCTGCAAAGATACTTCCGAGAGTTGCACAGATAACAGCAACACAATATTTAAAATTAGATATTGCTGATTTTGCATCAACTATTACAAGCGGTTATGTTACTATTCGTTTTTGGTATGATGGATCAAGCACAACTCAGATATTCTTTGCTTCAGCAGATACGGCACTTACAACTAAATATTTTCAGCTTGGTATAATAGGAGGTAAATTAAGAGCTTCTGTAATTAATGCAGCTCCCGCAATCAGTAATCATTGTGCATCAGATGATGGGCTTGCAGAAGGATGGCATATTGTCAAATTTGAGAGTATAGGAGGACATTATCAGATAACAGTGGATGGTTCTGTTTTAACAGTGGGGTTGGGGTTGTCAATGCTAACTGGGTCTGATGATGGGAAATGGATAGGTGATGTACTTGATAGAGATAATATTACTGTTGGTGCTATAAAACGAACAGGCATTGGTTATAGCAATGGTGATTTTTATATTGATTATATTGATTTTAACAATACTAATAAATGGCATTTTGCCGAGACTAAAACAATAGAGATAGACATAATTGGTGATTTATTACTTACCTACCAAAATACAATAGGTGTATTTTGTGATGAAGGTGGTGGTTTTCATTATTTGAATGTTGGATTTTCTGTTTGGAAGAAAGATGGCTCATCAGATTGGATATTGCCATACACTTCCGCAGGTGTCCCTTATGATGATGGCGCAGGTTATCTTGCTGGACAGGGATATGCTAAAGATGCGGATTATGATGGTATAACAGATGGTATAATATATGGTTATGCTGCTCCAGCTTTAATTGGATTTAATGAGTCGGGCGATGCAGATTCAAGGCTTGAAATATTTGATAGGTCAAACACTACAAGACAAGAAGATATATCTCGATCTTCAGGCTATTACGATTCTACCTCCCTGGCAACTAAAAGTCGTTATGCTTTAATAGAATGTCTATATATAGAAGATTTAAAAACATTATTCAAAACAGGATATAAAAACAGAATTTTCCCTGTTAATGATAATTTGGATAATCCAACTAAAGTAACGGGATTCATGGTTGCAAAAACTGATTTAACATGAGTGACCTTTACAACATATTAACTGAATCAAAGAATCCCACGAATGTGATTCAATATTCCACACAATATAATATCAGAAATCAACAGGGTTCTGTTATTAGATTAAATAATGGAAACTTATTGTGTGCGTGGACTTATTTTTTTGAAGAGGAAGAAGACCCAAGTGAATCAGAAATATGGGCAAAAATATCAACTAATAATGGATTATCATGGGGCAACGCTTATCAGATTATAGCGATAGAAGTAGGAACAAATGGTGTCAGACATCCTTCTTTATTCCTAAAATCTAATGGGGATATTTTATTGGTTTGTACTTTAGAGGCTGATGATGGGTTATCAGCACAGGTAGTTCAATATATATCTTCTGATAATGGGGCTACATTTGGGGGTAAAACATCTATTTATTCAAGCTCTGACTATGAGGCTCCTGATTGTATTGTTTCAGCAAGTCATCGTATTCTTGAAACAACAACAGGAAGATTAATTTATCCATTTCATATTCCAACAACAGCAACTCATGCTTCCGCTACCGGGATAATGGTTGTGAGGTTTATTTATTCAGATAATCAGGGTGTATCATGGTCAATAAGTGCATCTATATTGGGAATAGCAAACCCCGTAGATGAACAATTATTGGCAGAACCATGTATCACACAATTGCCGAATGGTAATCTATTGTGTTTAATGCGAACAAGAAGCGGATATGGAAGGATAAGTACATCAACAGATAACGGAGCAACATGGAGTAATCCACCGACAAAATCTGGTACGCTTATAGAATCAAATGCTTCGGTTTGGATAAGTTATACAAATAATAAACTTATAGCAATAGTCAATAGGCCAGAAGGTGGAGTAGTTAATGGTGCAGCAGCGAGAATACGCATGGATTTATGGCAATCTGAGGATAACGGTGCAACGTGGTCATTTATTAAAAATCTACTTTATAAAGATGATGATTATAACTTTTGTGAGCCAATAGTTTATGATAAAGGAACTGGGATATTAATGTTTTATTCATATTATCCCTACGGAACATCATATCAGGATTTAAGATTTGAACGATATAACTATTCTGAATTATAACACATGACAAACAAAGAAGTACACGAATAACAAACAAGCTATGACACAAAGCGGAGACTACCGGAAATATCTTGAGTCGCAATTTGAAGGCTTGGCAAAGCATATAAACGCTGAATTTAAAAATGTACATGATAAGCTTGATGATATAGAGAAACAAACGAGGAAGACAAATAGCAGAGTTGATAATCTGGAAGCATGGAGGGATGAATTTGAAGGTGGACGCAAAGCTCGCAAAGCAATACTCACAACAGTATGGACGGTAGTGATTATAGCATCTTCTCTTATGGCTATCTGGGGTGTTATGAAGGGTACGGATAATGAAAGAGAGATACAGACTATTGACAATAAGCTACGGGACAAACAGGACAAAGAGCCCGACAGCACAACCCGTGCGTTTAATCCTGAAGATTATGGATTTATGCCTATCACAGAAGATACACTATGGCTGAATCAGTTATATAAAGATACAGATAGATTACTTAACAGAGACTAATTATGTGGCAAAAGATAAAAGATTGGTTTAAGAAGATTAACTGGTGGGCTGTCATAGATAGTCCTATTATGTTATATTTCTTTCCTTTGGCGGTCTTTACGGGACTTGTGTTTACATATCCCGATAGTGTCTTTGCGTGGCTGGCACTTATTTTGTGGATTACCGTCTTTGTAAGGAATTATGGAAAATGAATATCCATATAAGCAGTGTGAGGTATGCAGGACTATCGCAGATTGTCCACACCCGTCTATAGCAGACGATATGATGGGCACCCCGATACCACCACCCGAATGCCCCAAACCCATGGATGTAATAAAGGCAACAGCTAATCTAAGAAAGAAATGGCGGAATTTAAGATTGTTATATGGCGAAAGTACAAAGAATTAGAAACCGTTGGCTGTGCCATGGTTTTGGAAGATGACAAGGCGATATTCAAGTTCAACACCCTTGAGTTGCCCATGTTTACCATACCGCTGAATCTCAATACTGTGTGTACCAACTGTATCCCCGCCGGCACATACAAGACCACCAAGAGATATTCACCGACAAAAGGACAATGCTTTAAGATACATGATGTGGAGGGTAGGACGGACATTCTTATACATAAAGGAAATTATGCCGCAGGACGGCGAAGTGATACACAGGGCTGTATCCTGGTCGGGCGTGAGGTCGGTGATATTAACCGTGACGGAAACCTTGATGTGGTGCGAAGTACAGAAACAATGGATATATTACTTGATATCCTGCCCGATGAATTTAAAATTATACTGATATGAATATTTCAACAAAGAACCTAAATAAGCCAAGTAGCAGGAAATGGAAGAAGGTGGCAGACATATTGCTTTATACACTTCCCTTATATCTTACGACGATATTAGCATTACCCCTTTCCGAAAATGCAACACTATGGATTAACTTTGGTGTTACAATGACAATCGTGACACTCAAGGCATTTACAAAATTTACAAGCGATGAAACTTAACATTCCGACCAAATACGTCATATTAGCTATTTTAAGCGTGTTTACGGTACTTTTTGGTGTTGGGTGGTATGTAGGGTACAAAATAATGAAAAATCGCTTACAGGCTACAGAAACACTCTTAAATCAAGAAATACTAAATCAGCGTATAGAAATAGACAAAAAAACCCTTTATCTATCAAGGACGGTACAGGAGCTCACCACAGAGAAGAAACTACGCAAAGAACTTGAAATCACAAATCGTGATCTCAAGAAGATAAATATAAGTCAAGCCAACGAGATAACACAGCTTAAATTAAGAGTTGATACCCTTCTGGAGGGTATAACACATACCGGAGAAGTTATTGTCATACATGATACCGTAGCTGTACGGGACGTAAACTGTATTGTCCTACCCTTTGAATTTGAAAAGAATGACGAGTGGTTGAGGCTCAAGGGTAAGTTTGATAGTCAGGGGGGGCTCGATGTAGACCTCGGTATGGATGTGTCGATAGATGTATTGACGGGGCTGGATGAAAACAAACAGCCGTCATGTGTCCTGAAAACAGGAAATCCTTATATTGAAACCTTAAGTATTAATTCCTACAAGACCGATACGCCCAAGAAGAAAAAATTCGGTGTGGGCTTGCAAGCTGGCTATGGGCTTACATTGGATAAGTCACCACATTTCGCACCATATATTGGATTGGGATTGAGTGTTAATCTTATACGTTTTTGATGTTTATTCTAATTTAATAATCATTAATAGGTTTTCATCATCATTTATTTCCCCGCCATTTGTTGAGAGAGTATATGTTGAATCTGTATCTTCAATCCTTGTGCCGACTTCTATATAATCACCTTCTGATAATTCCATTATGCAATCAAGCCCCGGGGAAAGATTACCATACCCCGAACCCCTCGAATAATCTCTTACGGAACCAAGTCTTTGCGTAGAGCCACCATTAACCCTTATAATCCCATGTAGTGTGCTTCTCGCACCCCCACCCTGTTGAACATTCCCAACAAACCTTATTTGATACCAACCATTAGAATTTACTGTCACCCTTTCTGAGTTACTTGATGTACTATGTGTGAAATCAGAATCTTTCCTTGTCTCACCATCCCATGTCCAATAAACCTCAGTACCATTACTACCCCCGACATTTTGATTTACCGAACTTGATTTAGTACATATTATACATGATAACGACCCGCCACCCACGGCATGAGAGTGGCTGCTAATCTCGCCTGTTAATTTGGCTTCTATTTCTTCCTTTGTTATATCTGAATTTTTTTGTGCATCAGGAGGGGCATGTGCTGATGCTACATGTGTCTGTATGTTCTCATTAGCTGGTTCGTAACCATGAGCATGGTCGTCAGGGGGGAATACCGTCGGCTTTCCATTAAGGGTATCCCACGAAGTGACATAACCCCACTGCAATAACACCCTGACCAATCCTCTTCCTGATTCAAGTGCTATACCGACTTTCAGATAGGGTGCATCGCCCGCCCTGGCAACCTTACAACCGCCAGCTGTTATGTTCTCTGATTTTTGTGTGCGTATTATATCGTTCCTTTTGACATAACTATTAACATACACATACGCCTCCCCCTGTGTTATTATTTCTGCATATTTACGGTATGGTACTGCCTCGGCTATCACACCAAGGGCAGATGTGGCGTTGTTGCCTACATACACAAAAGAATCGGGTTTGTTGGCATCTGTTTTACAGATATAACCCTTACGACTAACACTCTTTGTATTGTTTTTGTATTTAGACATCCCTTACAAGGCGTACATTAAGACCACAGTAGAAAAGACAGGTATAAGGATATGTGAGCCATGCATCATCATTAGAAGCATATACTGAATAGCCCTCGTCGGCATCAAACGGTGTAGAAGTCCATAAATCACCATAAACCCCCTGCATAGAAAAACCATGACCCGCGGGATTATCTATAAACCTGTTCCCACCGGAAATCCATTTAAAGCCATAGGTATCCGTTGCCCCAACATTAGGTGCAAGCCAGTGTACCGTACCTGTTTCCTTAAGGTGTCCGCCCATGGTTGTTATATCACCACCAAGAGCTAAGATAAGTGCAGACCAATCGGCAAGTGTTGATACACGCCAGCCTACTTCCTGTACGCCATTACGTTCAAGATATGGAAATCCATGTATATTACCAAGTGCATAGAAGTTATACAAACATCCAAGATGACCATAGTTGGCTTCATCATTATTATAGTAAACATAAGCACCTGTGGTATCTGCCTGCCATAACCCAGGATCATCAATAAGAGCTATATCAGTACCATCCGCATAGTGTGTGACACGGTAATTCTCTACTATCCATTCCTGTGAGCCTATGGTGACGGTGGTATATGGATTGCCGTCATAGTCAAGGAGTGTAGAACCAAGGCTGAGTATTGCTTCTGCCGACAAAGCCACAAGGGTCTTTTTCGCCTGTACCTTAAAGGAATTTTCCTCAAGCATAACCCATGATGTGTCAAGGGGTGAGCCATTATAACGTGTGGCATATACCAATGAATCTGTTGGCACAACTATGTTTTCTGTTGCCGCCGTAGGGTCATTATTAATATATACAGGCAGTGTTATTGTCTTGGATACTGCGATATCATGTGCGGCTTTTATCGTTGCCACCGATTCATCACATTCCACATACGAGGGTTTGTCAATCCTGCTTAAGCTATAATCACCAAGATAAAACTTACTTCCTGTTCCTCTGACTGTCAGTTCTATGATTTTCGAGGGGTTGACAATAAATTCCCTGCCCCCTATGTCGGATGCACCTACGTGGTTCTTCCACTTTGTGATATTCAGACTTATGTACATATTATAATCTTTTTTGCAAAGTTAAGGAATTTTGATGACAGGGCATAGTACCCCCTTGTGTGAAGTTTTGAATGACGTTTGATGTTCTTATTATTTCTTAATCGTTCTTTTCTTTAGCGAAATTCCTACTCACAAGCTCGAATCAGGGGTAGTAGGGGCGGGGGC